GACCTCACTCATGTTCCAATAAATGACTGGGAGACCCTTGGCTCCAGCCTTGATGTGTCCACCGAGTTTCTTGGCCTGGTTGAAAGTCAAGAAGTACTCCTCTGTTTCGAAGGCCAGCATGAATAGGTTGAAGCCCTTGTAGGGTTTCCGACTCACGAAGTTCTTTGGTGCGAGCTCGGTACCTTTCCATGGACGTTTCCAAGGAATCTTTCCCTCTTCTAAGTTCTTGATGATACGGTCTGTGACCATCTGATAAACGTCTGCCATGTCATGCCTCCTTTATTGAATCTCTCAGCGCCTTGATCCATTTGTTTCTTGACGCTACTCTTGCTTTCTCTTCTTTCAGAGACTTTGTGAAGTACTCAACATTGCATTTAGCGCGATCCAACTCTAACTCCAAGTACCGTTTAGGAGTGAGCACCTCAGGCATACTGCGCTCATGATTACAATCCCACTCTATGCTAGAGTTTATCTGCTCCACCATAAACTCTTTGAGCCCTTTGTGCTCTTTTGTTGGTGGTTTCCATGCTTTGACCTGTTTAAGCATAGCCTCATAGGCATCTCTTCGAGATGTGTCCTTTGCTAAGGAATCCCAGTGCTGATGAATGTTCTTCTCATTATACAGTTCCGCTGCCTCTGCTAGCGTCGCTGGATCTATCTTGTTGAGCATCTTCAGTCTGGCCTTAGCCTCCACTATAGCATTGGCCTCGTAGGTACCTACTTCAAACTTCTCGGGTATGGGATCGTTACTATCCCTTAGTGAGATGCAGGCTCCAAAAGCTCTGGCACAATTCATAATAAATTCATTGAACGTAATTCCGTCCTCAATGTCTGAGGTGTATCCTGTTGGCATGCTTTCCTCCTATTTATTAAACCAGGCCACGTGTGTGAAGCCCTTCTTTGTTGAAGCTGTGTTATAGGTGCTCCCTATGTTCACAGGAAACATTGAGTATATTAGGTCATTGGTTACGTAAAAGCCATGACCATCGTTATCAGTGATGCTTCCAGTTACCACACGCTCAATGAACTCCTCTACTGTCATGAGGTCAGCATACTCGGGAATTGGTGTGGTCTGGGCCTTTATATACTCACCGTAGAATGTCCCCACTTGATTCTTGAAGTCTTCTTTGAAATGCTTAAACATGACATTCTCTAATATCTGTAAGCGCATCTCCACAGGTAATGCTTTGGCGTGAGCCTTAATTTTATCCATCTAGTTTTCTCCTATAAGGTATGTATATTTGCCTTGATCTCTTCAAAGCGTTGTCCTCTTCGCTTAGCGACCTCCGGCGAGGGTAGGTACATTCCTAACTCACATTGAATGTGCGTACGAGCGCGAATCGCAGAACCTGACGGAAGCTTCATGAAAATGCCTATAACCCTTTCCATTAACACTCCATCGTTATTACAGACTTCTCTCAAGTTGAAGTTGCGCATCGCAAGAGCAGTAAGCATACGCTTATCGCAATCCCGCGACTTAGGATCCTTCTTCAGGATGTCCATTACGACGTCTTTCATGGTTTCTATTTCTCTCATAAGAATTCCTCCTAGTTTTGATGTATATTACTATACAAAAGAGGAAAGATACATTAAGATTTTTGGTTGATTATGCTATATTGGCTTGGGATAATCATTAACATGAAAACCCTGACCCTTTAGTTGGAAGCCCACGGCACCTATTGGTCGGAACATTTCGTGTTCACACATAGGACAGATTTCTTTGTGTGTGTCCAACTCTTCGACGCTGTGGTTGACGTCATTGATGAAACCACATATCTCGCACTTATATCTATATGCAGCCACTAGTAAGTACCTCTTCCCTGATTTTCTCCATACAATTCCCATCCAAAATCACTCTGAAAGACTTCCTTGGAGTCTACATCCATCAGAGTTAGCTTGCCGTCCCAGCCTGCGCCAGTATCGAGCAAATAGATATTGAATGCTATGATAGGCTGGAATGTCTTCCAACCTTGGGTAGTCGTGTGACCCACCCAAACCTCTTCAAATGCTTCCACGTACTTGGTACGGGTCTTGTCAGTCGAGTATTGCTTTTTAGTTATAGCATTTTTGACTAGGCTTCTGTCCCAAGTTATGATGTGGCGATCCACATCAAGGATGTCTGTGGTGTCTTTGGGGAAGCCGCCGTGACAGAAAATCCTGTTCTTTTCATCAGTATATGAGTATCTGCAGTGGTCAAGGAAGTTGAGATGAGCTTCATTGAAAGTAAAATCATAGCTCTCTAATGTGGCCTGACCGCCCTGAGACACCCATATATGAGGCATAGCTCCCTTGCGGAAGTATTCTCTTAGCCATTCGTCATGATTACCCATAATAGGTATCAGATTTTTGATCTTCAGCAGCTCATCAATGACCTCTTTGGTCTGAGGATACCCGTCGCAGTAGTCCCCTAAACCAATGAGCGTGTCCTCTTCATAGTTGAAGTTGGCTCGCTCCAGCACTTGCATCAGTGCCTTATAGTTGCCGTGTACGTCTCCTAGAGCAAAGGTGCGCATTGTATGCCTATTCCCTTGTTTAGGAGGATTCTGACGGTCTTTGTGATATGCTTTTAACATTTCTGCTAAAGCCACCCTACACATCAGACATGGCACGCTTTACGGAGGCTAGTATCGCTTTACTCTCCGTCATGCTTTGCCTCCTCAAGCAGATCCAAGGCCTTTTCAAGCTGAACCCCTAAGCTAGATGCCTTTGCCTTAGATATCTCCAAGACTATATGCTTCTTAAGCTCACCTAGTACATCTTGAGCCTTTTCGATCTCAACGATAGCTTCGTTTACTTTTTTCTTACTCATACTTCACACCCTTAAACGTAAATGATACTACACCTTCGATCGGTATAGTTCTGAAGCCTTTCTTCATATCGTAGACACTTAGAAGATTCTTCTCATCGAGGTCATACTTACGACCTTCACCCGTTACACCAACTCTGGCTCCAGTACGGCAAGTCATTTTTCTCAACTCACCAGTGGTACGCTTAACAAACTGTATACCAAATACCTTACCTTTTGTTGACTTAACTAGTTCTTTAATTTGTGTTGCTTGCATAATAAGCACCTCTTTCTTTTAGATGTATATTACTATTTATTTTTGCTTTAATACATTAAGAATTACGGTTGTTTTTTCTTCGAGGTCCCCATAAGACTGCAGCAGAGCTAGAGCAAGCTCATACTTATCTCTTCTACTACTCTTCTTATGGTTCCTAAGATTATCCTTTATATCAGCGATTTTGATATCCCTCATAGACTTGAAGCTCTTACCAATGCGGTGGATAAAGTCCACATAAGACTCATCTTTCACTCTAGAAAGCATTGCAACTCCCATAGCTACAGCAGGAGGAACTCCATGCTTCATTACAAGGTCATCCTCCGTCACGCCACAGTCCTCAATCGTATCATGCAGGAGCGCAATCATGATTTGGTTACTAGACCAAGTGTATTCCTGGTATAGTGTGGATACTCTGAGAGGATGGTTCACATAAGGCTCGATGCCATCTTCACGAGTCTGGCCTTTGTGAAGCTCTGCAGCTAACTCCATTACCTCTTTCTGGTTTTTCATAGGATGCCCAGAAGCTCATTGATCTCTGACAATGTATCTCTTTTAGGATTGGCTTTGAGCCAAGGCAATTCATTGCAAGTGAACCCAGCTGCACCCTTGTGTCCTCCACCACCAAACATCTTGGCGATTTCACCACAGTGTACATCAGGCTTGCCACTATATAGGCTAACCCACCATACCACACTATTCGTGGAGAACGTACAAGTGAGATCATGCTCTGGCTTTACAACACTATCAAGTACAGCACTGCCCTTTGCGGAGTTAACAGCGATCATTTTCAGACCACCCCAATCAACCTCAAAGGCATGCTTTCTACACAGATCTGCGTTCTGTTGCTTCTCATACTCGAGGATAATCTTACCCTCACCGAGGATCTTCAAGACTAAGTCCTGGGTTTCTTTGGGGTTCATCGATGGAGGCACAAGAAGAACCTTCCACATCGAGTCATCAGGTTCGAGAGCATACATACGTGCACCCATTTGAAATGGTACCACGTCTGCATTGCTGTGATCCCAGACATCATATCTGCCCAAGAATATAACTGCGGTGGGGTGATAGTGACTGTCAAAATAGTAGTCCCAAACCAGCTCACAAGCGGCATCTCCTACTTTGCGCAAACCTTCTGGCTCAAAGCCAATCACCTTAGCGGCGTCAAGAGCCGTTGCGTGGTGGTCGATCCAAACCAATTTACACTTCTCGGCCAAGTACTTCATGTCTGAAGCGGCTAAACTAAAGTCAACCATGACTATTGTGTCAGTAGCTGTTATATCTTCCCAGGGGAAAGGATCGTTGTAGTCGATGGGAAACAATTCACAATCGGGATACTTGAGTCTAACTATCGCTGCACTGCACTTGCCGTCTAAGTCGCTACTATGGTAAAAGCATTTAATCAATTTTAATCTCCTCTTGCTATATCTTCTAATTCGTCTTCATCCATGAGGCCCGTGAGACCTGTACCATTACAGTCATCACACTTAACCATATGGCCAGTATCAGGATCAAGTACTACGCAGGCTCCTTCACAGGTTTCGCATTGCTCTGCGTAGATATCTGCCTCACAGCAATCACTGACGCAGCAGGGTCTGGAATCAACTTCAGAATGACCTCCACAATCATAGACTCCAATACCTAGGTCAACGACCTCAATACCGCACGGCTGTCCGCACTCACCACAAAATAAACTCATATAACTCATCTCCTTTAGATGTATTATACTAAAACTTAAAGAATTCTTACATTTAATTTTCTGGGTGTGAATCTACCACGAATATTGGTTATAGTACCAATATTCGTGGTGATATTACTACTTGTTGAAGTAGGAGTTTATCTGCACTTCAAGCCTGTCATAGGCCTTTTTGTCGAAGTGGTAGAGCTCCGTGGGAATGTTCACTAGGCTTCCTAAGTTCATCATCTCAACCTTTATCTGGGACTTGAGCCCTGGTAAATGGATGACATAGACATCTTCGTCATCTGACTTCTTTTCCCATGTCAAACCCTCATATAATTTCTTCATGTAGCCAATGAACTTCATCATATTGGCTTTCTTTAAGTTCTTCTGTAACATTGTTACTCCTTTGTAGCTTTATCGGCCTCAGCAAGTAGCTTTGCATCCATCTTTGCAGCAAGGTTCAATCCTGTCTTCGATGAAAATACGTATACTAGCAGAGTACCTATTACTGTGACCACCCCAGGTGGGATGTCACCTTTTGAGAAGGCGATGCATAGCCCTGATACCGGAGTAATTGCAAAGCTCAACCTTGACAAACTAAATGACCCAAACTCCTGAAACAAATCCTTGATTATCTTCCCGATAGTCTTAAACAGGGTCTTGAACATAGCGCATCTCCTTATATTTTCGCCTTTCTTTCTAAGGCCTCTATGCGCTTAATTATCGCCTCGAGAATGTCTACCTGGTGAAGAGTCCCTTGAAGGTCTCTCTTTATACCCAGTCGTTCAATTAGAGCATCCTCTCTTTTGTGGAGAGCTATCTTTGTCAAATCAATCATCTTCCATCACTCATTTCTGAATCTGCCTGCTTCTTAAAGTCTGCAGCAAACTCCTCTGATTGCTTACCTGTAAACTCTTCTAGCAACTCACAAGCAAGGCTCAAGGCCTCTTTGTAGACCACATTGGCATACTCGAGATGACGAAGTTTAGCATTCACTATCATCTCTGTAAGAGCCAACTGCTCCACATGATTTTGAATATCTGACAAACGTCTATCCGAATCTTCAGCGTGCTTCTTGAGGTCAGACTTCATCTCTAGAAAGAGGTCATTCGCCATTTGTACCTCCCCATAAAGTTTTACCTTTTTGCATTATATATACAGGTTTCTGGCCATCTAGAAATATACTGTATAGAGGACCACTATAAAATTTGCTTAAGACTTGCGTAGTCCTTGCGTAGTGTGTAATAGGTTTAAGAAGAGACACAAAGTAGTAGGGAACTTTCTGCTTACTATGAACCATACCCACTCCCTTCTTCCGGATTGTTGCGCATCTTCCCATCTTTAAGGCTATCTCTGCGAAATCTTCAGCTAGAGCCTCCGAAGCTGTTGTAAGGTACCCACTGTACTCGCAGTTAGGCTCTAATCTTCCATCTCCAAGCATTAACCCCTTTACTAAATGCTCTAAGTGTAACGCGTGCATCTTTTTTATCCATAAAGGGATACTAACGTAATATCCTTTTTTAGGGTCGTTATTTTTTATGAACTGCTCCCGAAGGAAGCAGAAAAGTTGTTTAGAGTACATGTAGTAGCTTTTGCAACTATAAGAGTACTTAAAGTCTAAGGCAGCTAGAAGTTTATCTATCACAGCTCTGACGGAAGGTTTAACTTGGGATATTCTAACCTGATTTCCAGCTCTACCGGTTAATCGGATAGACCCATCCGTTACCCAAAGTCCTAAGAAAAGTAGAAACTGGTTCGTATCTAGATATCTCTCTGCAACAACTCTTTTTAGGAACCCGCCATCAACCACTGACGGCAACCCAACAATCTGCTCAGCCATAATTTCAGGGATTTGAGCTCCCTTTAGAAAAATATGCTTATGAGTTACATCCTGAGCGGGCACATGTAAAGGACTTTTATTCTCTGTTCTCACAAAGAGAGGTTGGAGGGCCCCTATATCCAGGTCTATCTTTGAAGACTTCAAATGGAGAACTTCTCCAGAGTATTCCTCACATATAACTTTTTGAACCGGAGTTACACATAGTTGCCCCTGATAGTCGAGGGTGTGGACCATGCACCCACTCTCCAGATCTTTAACCCACCTCCAACCATCCTCTGTAAGGATCTTTGTGTCTTCTGTGTATCCCATGCTCTTTTTCATATCTTAATTATTACTCATTCTTGCTACTGATCCAACTTAGGGGTGACCTCAAAGAAAATAGGGAGTTCGGTAGCAAGCATAGTTTGTAGAGTTGTAGCTAGGCTCCTTAGCTGTGGATGCGCTGCCATAGCTGTACGCAACTTGAGAAAGTGTCGCCATTCTCTGATGTTCGCTGTCATCACTAACTCCGTTTTCAAACTGTTTGGTAGAACTGATCTGGCAAGCTGTGGCACAGCACCATTTTTGATCATATTGTTGTAATGGTCCTCGGCTCGTTTCATAGCCTCTTGCCACTGCCAATACTGCGTACTTCTATTCACATCAGTGATAGTGTTCGCAAACTCAACTGGAAGGATCACTTCCATACCAACCTTATTATAGTTCACATAGCGTGTACTTTCTTGCGAGTAGCTGGCAAAGTTAAGCGGGCATGACAATTTCATGGGTTACACCACGGTCCGTGATAAACCTCAACGTGATGTTGTGGTGCTCAAGTACAGACTCGTGACCTCTTCTTATGACATCCCTGAGAAACTTGTCATGGGTCTCATCTGTGATTTTATCTTCTGACTTATAGCAAACCCTGCCGATGTTCTCAAGCTTCTTGTAAATTTCCAGGGGTGTTCCACCCAAGTCAATAATCTCTACACTTTGTTCAATAACCTTCATGTGTTCTCCTTATTTGTAAAATGCAACCGCAATAGCAATAGCACAGCAAGCTGTAGTTGTGTTGCATGTGATCAATGCACCAAAGATTAGAAACCAAAAAAATATTCCCATTACTGTAGCCAATAACTCATTATGCATCTTATGCTCCTATCTCTTCTATCTTAGCAAACACAGCATCGCGAATTGTACTTGCCAGTGGGCCTTCTTGAACCTCAACTTCTCTAAACAAGTGCAATCCCTGTTCTGCTAAATAAACTATACCCAAATATGTGATATGCTCTTCATGCGCAACTTCTCGGTTACCAAAGTAGTAACCCTTAACAATGCCTAAACGCTTAATAAAGCGTACGCCGATCCGGTCATTGAGCCATGTAGTAAAGGCCTTGTTCTTAACCTCTCTATACAGAATCACTGATCTTACCTCCCAAGAATACAATTGTAGCTATAAAACCGATCTCAGCTACAGCCCATCTCCACCCATGGAGATTCTTCAAGAGGTGCTTCATCTCAGTAGCAGCTAACGCCACCACTCCAAGCCATAACAAGGCTATGATAATCAATCTGATCCAGTATTTTCCTGTGCTAGTAATTATCATGAAGCACCCCTGCTACAAAGCCCATACAACCACCGAATATGCAGCCCTTTAGAAAATAGGTCCACCAGGGTAGCCCCAGGGGAAGATTAACTACCCCAAAGCAAAAGGCAATAACAAAACACGTCCAAAGCGCCTTATTCATAATCACGTACCGCCTTTGCTTTAGGAAATCTCGGTATGCCATACTTTGACTTAGAGAAGTACTGTATCGTAATCGGCTTATTCATAAACTTTTCAGGATGCTCAAACAGATCCTTGGAATAGACTTCCGTGCCTATTAAGCCAGCCTTAAAAGAGTTACGGTTTGGATAAGCCTCATTCTCTATCTTCAGGATGAATGCTCCAACCATGCCAGCCTTAGACGCCTTACCCTCTTCATAACCAATGCAGATGAACTCTTCATCCTTAAACGTCTTATACTTGAGGAGTGTGTTAGTACGCTTTTGTGTGTACTTCATGTTCTTCTGTCTGACCATAACACCTTCGTAGGCGTCTGCTGTGTACTGTTTGTGTAGTGCAGGGATGGCATCAGCATTAAATACCTCATGTGTGGGCACAAGTACTACGTCCATGGGCCTTGATCTCACATTAGATAGCGTCTGTATTCTACGCTCAAGTCTTTGGTATCTTGCCGCAAACCCAGCCTCCTCTTTGAGCTCCTCAATACGAGGACAATCATAGACCCAGTACTTAATCTTCGCTGTTGCGTTGGAGTTGGTGTTTACAGTGGCACGTAATGAGCCCACACTATCATTAAAATCGGCATCATGCTCATACAACTCTCCATCCCAAATCTCTCCATCACGCATAATCTGCATGAGTTCGAAGTTGATATGGGGAACGGTATTAGTCTCTTTACCAGTACGGCTGTAGAGTTTAACGCCCTCTGCATTAGATTTAATAGCAATGCATCTGGCACCGTCTAGCTTGGGCTGAACAAAGCAAGGGAATGTGATCTTGTCTTTGTGATCTTCCCAGGCATGAGCCAGCATAGGTAAATAGCCACCCTCTTTGGAAGCCTTCTCTGTTTCTACTTTTGCCACTTCAACATCCACGTGAGCGTTTGTCTTTGCTCGCTTCTGCCAAGCACTCTCAGCTTCTGCTAGAGCCTGCTGCTCTGGTGAGCGTTCATTCTTTCTGCCGATGTTCTTACCTGCAACAGTTTCTTCGACACTCTGCAGTTTACCATCTACCTGGCCAAAAAATGTAACAATGACGTTGCCTGCAACACCAATCGTCCATTCACTTACTGCACCTGTGCTGGTCTTTTTATATAGGGTATCCCATACTTTGATCTCTTTTCCTGGAAATCTCTGCTCTAAGTAATCCTTCATATTGCCTCCTACTTTCTTGTTGCGATGATATCTCGTTCGTAGAACACCAAGTACTCTTCGTCCCCATCCTTGACCTTTTGTCCTGAATGAGCTGGAAATACTATGGTGTCTCCTACGAACACTTCTCCGGGAATTACACGACCATCAGCAGCCTCTTCTGCAATGCCGACAGCAACTACAACGCCCTCTGTTGGAGCAGGTGCCCCACCAGTAAGAATGATCCCATTCTTAACTACTTCTTCTTGCTTTGGAACCTGTACTAATACTCTGCCTCGTAACGGTTTTAACATACGTCTCTCCTTCATTTATTTCTATTGAAATGTATAAAAATACATTAAGTTAATTGGTTGGGTGGAATCCATTTGCCAAAGGGCTTGCACAGTAACAGGTGCTCTACATATTCCTCTGTATTCTCTGGGGTCATGTAAAAGCCACACTTACTCGTCATGAGTTTGTCATTTACCTCTAGGGGATCAGGAAAGTCATCATAGAACGGATACCCACTGCAAATTCTGGTTTTTCCTCCGTGATCACTGCATTTATTGTCTTTGAGCTTGTTACACCTGTAAAAGTAGTAACCCTCGTGTGTGCCAATATACTCAGGGTTAATAGCCTCAGCCTCAAGCCTTGGAATACGCTTCCAGTGATTGAGCATGAGTAGCCCGTCAGTATTCTTGTCTCCTGCTCGCTTTGAAGTCCTGACAACATCTCTGACATACTTCTTAGAGTACCTCAGAGCAATTGCCTTGCAGCAGAGGCCACACTGTTTACATCCTATCATACTACAACCAGTTGGGTAACTTTCACGTAGTCCAGTAGAGCATCTCTTTCGTTGACAATGTCTCCCTCAATTACGTCAGTGAGTAGCTTGTTAAGCATGTGACCAATAGCTGGTCCCTTAAGCCCAAGTTCCAGCATATCAAAGCCATGCACCTGTAGGTCTTTAAGTGAGAATGCCTCTTGCTGCTCAATGATATCAGTCATCGTAGAGATCCAGTCCATGACCTCATTGGTATGAACAAAGTCCAGGCTGGCGTTTGAGTCTGCTTGTTTTAGTAGGAATAGGTTGATTACCCATGACTTATCTTTAGCTGATCTCAGCAGCTTCTTGATCTGCTTGCGTCGTCCTGGACTAGCCTCTCTATGAGGTTGTCCCATATGATTGGCAATCAGCCATAAGATCTGTTCGGTGTCGTCATTACTGTAGTGGTAGCTTTCCAGCCAAACCTTGGCCAGTTTTACACTAGCCTCTTCGTGGCGGTAGTTGTGATAGATTCCATACTCATCTACGCTCTCAGTTAGAGGCTTTCCAATGTCATGGAGCATTGCTGCAACTGCTACCACAGGATCACAGGTTCTTGACAAATTGTCAATGGCTTGAATGGTATGGCAGTATGTATTGTACTTGTGATGCAACCAGTTGTAGTTGTTGTTTGCGTTGCAATTGTATAGAGGCTCACAAATGGCTTGTAACAACCCAGTATTCTTGAGGAGTTCAAACCCTCTATGAACAAATGGAGCCTTAAGCAGCTTCGCCAGTTCCTGGCGGATACGATCCTCAGAAATAGTATCAATTAGGTACACATTGTCTTGAATCTGCTTCAGAGTATCAGCATTGATATAGAGGTTAAACCTAGCTACGAACTGAACACCTCGAAGCGCTCTCAAGTAGTCCTCACTGATAGAATTAGTGCCAATGCTTCGTAGTATGCCTTTGTTAATGTCAGTTCTTCCTTTGAAGGGGTCAACGATGGTCTTACCATCAAAGCTGATAGCAATGGCGTTCATAGTAAAATCTCTACGTGCTAGGTCTTCTTCGATGGGCATAAATGGATCAAACTCATTCTCAAAGTCTCTGTGGCCGTCACCAGTACTTACCTCTTTACGGGGGAATGCAAAGTCAATAACACTACTGACACCATTACCGATGAAGTAATCTCCCTCAACTTTTGAAGTCACACTAACTTTGTACACGCCGAAGCTCTTACCTACAAAGTCGTAGGTAATGGTTGAAAATGATGGAGTATTCTTAAACTCTTCTAGAGCCTCTCTAAACTGCTCATCAGTGATTCGAACTACCAGAATATCAGTATCGCTGGGATTTGAATTACCACGAAGGGCATCTCGAACACAACCACCAACAAAGAATAGGTTACCACCTCTAGCTTTTACGCTAGTATCTAGTCTGGCTAAAAAATCGTGCTGATGCTGTGGGTATAAATTGTATTTCATACATTTATCTATAAGAAAAGAAAAACTTACTTTAGATGAGTCGGACTTCGCAGAGATCCATAAATCCTGATAAATACTCAGCTCTAATCTCTAGATAGTCTTTTCTGTGAGGAATTACCTTCGTAGCTTCGGGATCCAAAGTATTCTTGGGATTGAACTGCTGTAAGTAGTAGCGCTTGGCTCCTTTGAGCCACTCAGCTATCTCCTCCCAGTCCTCGGCTTCAAACCAAGGAGGATATATGGTAGACCGGAACTCGTAATCCACTTTGCCATTTATCAGAAAACCCACAGACTGCTTGACATCAGCTACAAGATCCTCGGCAGCAATAAAAGGTGCAGCCTGTGGGTACTTAGTAAGCGATGTTTTGATGTCCATCGCAACGTAATCAACCAGCTTGGCGTCAACCAAGCTCTTAAGTACTTCGGGTCTACTTCCATTTGTGTCCAGTTTTATTGTAAAGCCGGACCTCTTAAACATCCCACAGATCTCAGCGATACGGGGGTCAAGTGTAGGTTCCCCACCACTTATAACGACCCCATCGTATATCTTTCTTTTGTCACTGAGATACTGGAATGCATCGCTTTCGGCGATATCCGGCAAACTGTCCGGATTAAGCACCAGATCCCTGTTGTGACAAAAAGGACACCTAAAGTTACAGCCTCCATAGAAAAACATCGAAACTATCTCGTCCCCAAAATCAATAAGACTTGTCTTTTGCCAGCCCTTCATTATTCCGCTTCTGGGAGAATCTCTTTGATATTCTCATTATGGTAGCCTAAACCCAATGCAATCACTCTGAACTTTTCTGCGAGTTCGTAGATATCTGCGTCATCAGGAAAGCTAACTCTCGTCGTTTCCCCATGTGAATATGCTACTATTGTGATCTGATCCATTTGTTCCTCCTAAAGTGATGCTTGTGCACTGCGTGCCACAATCTTGTACGCTCGAGATATGCTGGCCACATACGCAAGAGTGTAGCGTGGTAACGCCACTCCTCTCCTTACCATTCTTTTAGTGGCCTCAATACCTTGGTAGTACGAAGCTAACGCTAGAGTGGTGTCGCCATGCCAAAAAGCCAGAAGCTCCTTCATCATAAGCACCGTCCCCTTAAGGTTCTGGTGGATATCATGGGGATCCGTAATACCGTATGGTGCCCAATTAAATGGCATCAATTGACCCAACCCTCTCGCACCTACATTACTAACTGCGTACCTGTTAAAGTTAGACTCCACTGATAGAATCGCGGTAATCAAAAAAGGATCAACTTGATGCTCATTGCATAATATCGTAGTGGTCTGCACTATTGCTCGCACATCTTCTCTACTAACTGCTTGATAGTTTCCTTTTATGTACTCGCTAATAATCTGGTGGGTGATTTGGTTTGGTGACGCCTTTTCGTCACCTCTGCTTGTGATACTCCCTAGCGTCATGCAGACTGCTAGGACTAATGTTGCTACTCTCATAATTTTCCCTCCATGTTAAACTGTTTGATTAGCCTCTTATTAGTAGGCTTTTTATACCAAACGAAATCCTCCTTTGGACTCTGGGATACGAACTTCATTGTATTATAGTAGTATTGAGGATCGATGTCGTGCTCAGTGAGCAACTGATACTTGAGGCCTCTCGTATCACAGTATCTTTGTGCAGCTAACGTCTTTGCTTGATTAAGATTCTGGCTCACCTGGTTGCTAGGCTTAATCTCCACAAGAAGAGTACCATCTACGAGGAAATCGGGAAAGTATAGAGTACTAGGTTTTATACTAAAGGCCTTAAACTCTCCTTCCTGTAAATAGTCTTGAAGCACTATAGAAAAGGGTTCTGACTGCAGGCTTTGGCTCTCTTTTAGTTTTTTTGTAATAAACGAGAGCTCTAGAAGGCTTCTAAATAGAATGCCCTGGTATCTACCTATAATTCCCCAACGACCCTTGTCATGATGGCTGTTAAGGTTATACCCCTCATGAACCCTTCCCTTTCTGTATAGGGTCACACATAGTCTGCTGCAAAAGTGCTTAGTTTCTGAATAGCAGGGCAGTACAAGCATCTCTTTACCACAATTTAAGCACACTTTCTTGACTTTCGCTGTATCAGGTAGCTTATTATGTGCTGGTTTTTTATTTCTAGCTCTTGTCTGTTTCCACTTCTCCTTTGACTTCCTTAAGGCCTCAGCGTGTCTCTTCCTGCCCTCAGGAGTTCTCTTTGTTGCTGAGATCTTTGCGTAGATCTTCCTTTTTTCTTCTTCAGTTTTAATCATGTCTTAATTATAGCCACAAGCGGATTGTGTTCTTCCTTTTCAGATTCCAAAGAAACTTCTTAGAGTATTCTCTAAAAGGGAGTTGATTGCCTCATGATTTACACCCCATGGGAGGCTGCTCCTCTCAAACGCAGCTTTAACTCTCGCCTCTTTATCAGCAGCCCATTGGAGGATTTCCTCATACGTGAACTTGCCATTGCGAATATCTAAGAGGAACTCTGCATCTGGACGTCTAACTTTAATAGTCCGCTCCACAGCAATCTCTTCTGCCATACATAGCAGACGGCAAAGGTGCATACCATGCTTAACATCGTAGGAATAAGCCTTCTCTAACTCGAATCTCTTAGGATTTCGGCTCTTTTGCCAGCCGTTATACTTATCCCATGAGCTTTGAGCCGTGTTGAATGCATCTTCCCTACGTAAATAGTCACCAAAGTCACTGCCTACCATGTTGTAGCAGTCAGCTCCAAGGGTGTAAAACGCCTTGATCTTCTCATGTGCTATACGTGGAACTGGCTCCAAGCCGAAATCTTCACGCTTTGGCTGCGTCAGAGGCTTATCAAGCCACTTCTTATGCGTTCTAATACGCTGTAGCTGTGCATAGGCATATCCTAAGAAGGTGTGCTCGGCCTTTCTGCTGAGAAACATATCTTTCTTCTTGAGAATTTCCTCCATTAGAGGATGCACATAAACAGCCTCTTTGGGATCAATAAAAAGCAGTTCAATGATATTCGGGTTGACTTCAGAAGCCAACTGAAAAAACTTGTTAATACTGTACACAGTGATGTCGTTGGTCTTATCCTCACGCTGCTCAAAACCTTGGTTGGTCATATAGTATCTCAGAGGCGCTATACAAACTCCTCTGAAGTCTTCGTCAGACTCTGCAGTATTGGTACCATAGGCATGGCTGCCTGCTAGTACCATGTACAGTAGGTTGTCCCGGACAAAGGATAATTCCTTCGGCAGTGCTAGTCTCTGGTATACTTCGTCTAGTTTAGTCATACTTCTGGTGTCCCTTCTGCAAAAGCTTCTACTCCGAAGCTTTTCTTATATGTGCTATACCTCTCCTTACTATGCTCTTTCAGGTATTGATCTCCATAGTCTAAAAAGTCGTAGATCTCCACCTTATTGCCATAGTTATTAAGTCGTAGAGCACGACCTGCAATCTGTAACACTCGTACGTTTGACTTACCACCTAAGGCAAATATCAACGCTCCTATGCTATTTACGCTGACTCCTTCCTGTAAGATGAGAGATGCTATTAGTATAGGCACCTTACCCTCCTTGAAAGCCGTCAATTTTGCCTTTCTATGGCTGTCAACGCTTCCACCATGAATGAACGCCACATCGTCGGCTTTGAATCCACTCCTGAGGAGGTACTCGTGCAGGTGGTCTCCATGGTCTGTATGGTTGATTAGAATTAGGACTGGCTTGTTGTCTGCTAGCTTCTTCTTACATACCTCAACAATGTGATCATTGCGCTCACTGTTCTTGATAATTCCTAACTTATAGGCACTCTGATAATCTGAAGCAACAATAGGCTTACGTGTAGTAAGGAAGTGTATCGTAGGTGTGGAGCTCACTCCAAGCTCGATCAGTTCCTGATTGGATATAGTATATATGACCTCCCCCAACAAACCTCTCAGCTTTAGATCTTTGACCTTGTCCTTGGAGTCAGGAGTACCTGTTAATCCCACTCGGTAGAATGCACTGTCGCACTTTAAGAGAATATCCTCATAAGTCTCAGCACTACTATGATGCGCTTCATCCACTATAACCATCTCTACTTCAGAGAGGTACTTATTGAGATCTTTCCATCTCTGGATCTCTGCGGCCATATTGTTTGTGAGGTTAGTAACTGAAGTTTGCACTCTCTTCATATTGCTTTCAATCTTCTTTACTTTAGCTGTGTAAGTCTTAATCCCAATAGGACCTGCAACCTTATTCAACACATCACAGGCTTTACGTAACTCTATACTATGATCGAGTAGTCTCTTCTTCAGGCCCTTTAGAGTTTCTTCGGGATTCTCAAGACGCCTAGCTATTGTGGGAACCATTCCAATGGTCAGCTTGAAGTTGTGGTCGTTGTCCTTGTCCCAGATGTGACCAATCTTTTCTCCAAGCATGCCTTCAAAGGTTTCTTCGGTCTGAGTAAAGAGCTCTTCACGATGTGTAAGGAATAGAGTCTTTAGGCCTGTAGCTTTATATAGGCCCGTAGCAATATATGTTTTGCCTGCGTTTGTAGCAGCTGCCACAATGCCCCTCTTGTTATGAATTACCTCAGCTACGGCCTCATACTGATCATCTCTGAGAGTAATGCCATTACTGAGGTTGATTTCATTAAGCTCTTTAAGGGGGTCCTTGCGCTCATCAATGATTTTATATGGATACTTATTGGCTTTGCATGCCTCTATGATTAGAGGTAGAAGCCCAGTCATCAATTTGTCACCTCTAACAAACTGAATATATCCATCCCACATGCCACTCTTAAACTTAGGACTATAGTTGTAGCCCATGGGACGAAAGGATAGCTCTCTCTTGAGCTTTTGGAACGCAGTAATATACTCGCACTTTATAGTGACAAAGCTATTTCTTACGTGTAAATAAACGGTTTCATCGAATTTCATAAATAAAACTAGAAAGAATAAAAACTTACTTAAGCTCTTTGTGCATATCTTTTGAGAGTCTCAATGTTTTTCTGGGCTACAGCTTCTTTCCCACTATCCATTAACATCATATTAAATTCAAGTTTTGCCTCAGGCTTGCCACCCACAACATACCCACCAAAGTATGGTAGCTGTCTAACATTAGCAGTTTGGAAGAAGCTGCAGCTGTCATTGCTATATACCCATTTGTGTTGAGCCATTACAGCTATCTCTCCAGCAAAGGAGCCCAGACCCAAGCAGTGATACTTGATACCATCAAAAACCATCCTCTGGTCCTCAAGATAGTTCATACATACCATTCTGTTGAGACTGATGTCGTCGGTGCCAGTGATCTCTTTGAAGGCTTTTGGTACGGCGAGTATAGACAGACCTATGAAGTCCACCCCTCTCAGGTACATGCCACGATGGCATCTCAGGTAGTCATCTAAGTTCTTACCCTGAGGCACACCAAAGACCTTGTACTTCTTCTTAGACTTTGCCATGGCTTCTTGGAATTTGTCAAGCTCGGCAAGAGTAGCATCACAATCATATAATACATCTGGAGCGACAATAACATCAGCTCCAACAATCTCAGCTTTCTTGAGAAGTACTGTAGTGGGCTCAGCAACGTGGTTCTCAAACAAACCGTTGTCCATAATCTTGAGCTTCTTCTGCTTCCTGTAGTATTCAGTGTAGGTGTTCTCTCCTATCAGATGAGATAGGATCAAGTGTATATCCCCCTGGCTAGCAAACTTATCTAGATAGACCGTTGGGGTAATTAACGCTAACTTTACTGCTTTTGACATACTGTCTCCTTTTTCTCTTTAAAACTTCCTACAGTCTGTGGGCTTCTACGTATAAAACTTCCACACAAACCTCCTCTGTCGCAAAATTCCTTGTCGAAACTGAAGATACACTTCGCGCAATCGGAACTCATGATTACTCCTTTATACTAGTTAAGAAAAATCTACTACTTTGTGTGCTTTGTCTCTAAGGTTCTCGGTCCCAAGAATCTTGTCCATATCTAGCTTGGCATCAATGTTGTAATCGGCACCCCCTCTTCCGAGTAGGCGTTCTCTGATTACTTTATAAGGTACATCCAAGTAGATGTGATAGATATCTTTAAGGGCGGCTTCAAGCAGATCATATATCTCCGGTTGTCGTATACCCGATATAACTGCAGGCTCGTCACCAAGCTCAACTATTAACCCTTCGAAAATCTCCTGAGCTGTGATGTCAAAGAAGTTTTCTCCTGTAGCCAGCTGAATTCTTTTTGCTATATCTGAGACTTCCATATGCTTGACTCCTGATTGAGCAGCTAAGAGCTCGGCGAACGTGGATTTACCACTGCCGCTTCTTCCACTGACAATCGTGTATTTGTGTTGATTCATATTACATCCTTAATGAAAGTGGAGCCCAGTGAGGGATTTGAACCCCCGTAGGCGGATTACAAATCCGCTGCATGACCTCTATGCTAACCGGGCCTAAAAATGGAACCCCCGCAGGGGTTCCTCAAAACCATTGTTTTTATTTTGCGTCTACTGTTACTACCGCGTTTGCTGTTACTGCTTCTGCGCTAACTGCTGCCTTAGGGGCGCATCCTATGAGGACTACCACTACTGCCATAACCAATACGATACTTGCTACTTTCTTCATGCTACAATCACCCACCTTCTAACATACTATTCTAATTATCATTTCATATAGAGTGTTAGAGCGTTAAGTATACCAATGAGGATCCAGTACAGTGCCCTAATTATATCACCTTCCATCAGGCCGAAGCACAATCCACCCAGAATACTTTCAATAACTATTAGCACTACAAACCATTGACCTATTGACACTTACAAACTCCTTAGAGGATAGCGTGGGCCCAGTCTGCCGACTGGTAGGAGGTGATACGCTTTAACCATCATTGTGGCCTATAGCCACTTTAGACCATATCACTCGGCCGGGTACGCATTGTTAAGAGGCGATGCCTTGATTGCTTCTAGGTTGCAAACCACCCACGTCTATATTCTAATTGTCAGCACGGTTGCTTCCATTTATGGATGGGGAGCATAACAGCATTCTAGTCCATCCTCCTGACATTTCAGGCCTGCAATCATTCTTATTTGGGGATGTATATTACCCCTATTTAGTCACAGCCGTATGCTCTACACTGTGGGTGTCTCACGACACCGCTGACAATTATTTTTATCTGATGCGGTGAAAACCATAGCAGGGGCTTGTGCCCCTGCTTCTAATCACCACCACCTTAACTACTGTAACTTACTTCGCTGTACCTAAATTCATTAGGAAGCTCATTGCACCTGTTCCACCACCAGACATAGTTGTTGGTAGGTGACCATCCCATTTCTCGATCAGACGTTGCTGAAGAACCATTGGGCTGATACTCTGTGCCATCTTTTCGTTTTCAATGGCTTTGGCCTCAGATTCATAACGAACCTTTTCCTTATTGTTCTTAGCTTGAAGAGCTTGCTGCTCTGCAATCATTTTGTCCTGGATGGACTTTTCAAATTCCGCACTGAAGTTAACATCAGTGATACTTACGTTCTGAATATCAATACCCTGTGAGAACATGCGCTTTTTGAGGGCATCTTCAACAGCTAGCTTGAGACTCTCTCTGTTCTTAGCAATGTTATCGATGGTAAACTTACCAAGCTCTGCTTTAGTGGTATCAATAACCGCATTGGCAAGAACCGTCTCAGAGATATCACCCTGGATGTTCTGGTAAATACTGATCAATTTTTCACTGCGAAGTTTGTAGTTGACTACGATCTTAGCTTTGATTGTTTGACTGTCTGAACTCAGACCTTCCATTTCATAAGTCTCTTTGGTGACCTTAACATCATACTTCTTCACTTTGTCAGTAATAGGATTAACGAAGTTAACACCTTGACCCAATGTACGACTAATCTCACCGCTGAACTTATTAAACACAACTCCGCGCTGACCAATACCGACGAACTTAACTGAGGAGAAGGCCATCATAATCGCTACGATTACAACCAACCCCACCACTACTGAACCAATTCCTACCTTAATATCTGTACCCATAACAACTCCTTCATTTTGTCTTAGTAAGAGCGCTCTTACTTTATTTGTGTGTATAACTATAATGTTGAAAAAACTTACTTTAATAAAGTGGTGCCTCCAGTTGGTGTCGCACCAACCTCTTCTGGGCTTCGACAGGGCGCTTTCACTGGATTAGCTTCAGAGGCATATTTATATTGGAGCGAGATAACGGGTTCAAACCGTTGATACCTACTTGGAAGGAAGGCGTGTTATCAACTACACCAATCTCGCTTATTTCTCCTGAGGTTGGACTCGAACCAACAACCCCCGCATTAACAGTGCGATGCAACTACCATTGTGCTACTCAGGAATGATTCCTTTATTATACACCTTCTACTATGCTCTTTACCACTAGATAGTAAGGCTCACAGGTAGCTGGCGTCACATACCCGTGCTTGGAAGTATCTATTACATGGAGTTTTATTCCCTTTTCCAGACACTTCACAGCCTTCAATTTATCCATATCTCTAATAGATTCCAGCTTAACTTCTCCGTAGATGGGCTCATAATGAAGAATCCCACTAAGCTCCACGGCAATACCTAGAGAAGCGCAATACACATCAAGCTCTGACTCTATAGCACTTTTGCTGTTAAACTCAAAGGAGATCTCTGGAAAATCCTCCAGTAGCCTCTTCTCAATGTAAGTCTCTAGCTTTGACCTACGAGTTCCATGGGTCTTATGCGTATTGTTATACTTCGCTGCACAAGAGCTATTGCAAAAGGTTTTCTTACTTCCCCTTTTGTTGTGGAATGTATTCCCACAGTTCTTGCAGATCTGCTCAGCCTTTTCCCTATTTCGATCAAGTCGAGTGGGAAACCCGGCAGCTGCTACCGCACTATCCCAACTACCAAAGTAATATACATACAGGCGTACGTTGGGAATCTCGTCTCTAGTCTCTGACTGCCAATTGTGCCAAGCAGGAACTCTTCCATGCTTGGCGTGAAAGTCTCTTAACTGAGAGAGAAGAGACTCTTTTGTGTGCTTCGCCATGACTTAATTGTAAGTCATACTGGCTCCGAGGGCACAACTCGTAAAATTCTTTTTGCGGAGGCGGGATTTGAACCCGCGACCTAGAGTGTATGAGACTCCCGCGCTTACCAGACTGCGCTACTCCGCTATCTTTAATTTTAGTCCCAAAGACTAAAATAGTACTCATGGAAGAGATCAAAGCCTTCTTCGACCATCTCGCGTTCCGCGGTGGTTATACAACGGCCACCACCCATATCTTCAATGTGAAGCTTATGAGCAATGACCATCTTACCAATAATCTCTTGCCACTCTTCCAGACTATCCAGACTACCTGGGTAGCCGTGGAGGTGCTTTGCAAAAGCTTCTAAACGAGGTAGAGTAAACTTGGCAATCGTGTAGTCAAGACTCCACAGATCCCTATAACTAAAACCTCTAGTAAGCTTCTGCCAGCAGTGAGCCAAGAAGTAAGGCACGTCAGTGACGACGCGCTTCACTCTATAATAAGAAGACTCAAGCCACGAGGGCCTGTAGTCTTCCATTTCCTTCTTAAACTCTTCCCAAGTTTTCATTAGAGTTCCACTGCATCGATCGTGTCGATCAAGTAGTTGGGATTGTCCCAAATCTTGGCAACAACGTCTAGCAATGCATCTGAGTACCCACTTACTTCCATGACACTATCCTTCAGCTGAGGAGGAGTACCAGTTCCGTAGCCTTGCAGGTTCCAGAATAAAACCTTCACATTAGGGCTAATCAATTTGTACTGGTTCAAGTAGGCAGTGAAGTCACCAGCACCATATAGCTGCATGTCTGTAAAGATGATAATCTTATCAACAAACGTCTTACTCTTAATCAACTTCTTAAAAGGTGCCTCAAAGTAAGTTGCTCCACCCTCAGGACTGTATTTGGCAATCCAATCAAAAGGACTCTTGATAATTGTATCAATGTCCTGTTGTTTGCAGCCACTGTCAAACGTATAGAATACGCTACGATCAGCATTCATATTAAGAGCTGTAGCAGCGCTCAATACTTTACCAGTCTCGAAGGGAAAGCCACTCATAGATCCAGACTCGTCTAGAATCAATGCAACCTTCTCATTCTCATTATACAACCCAGTGTTCTCAGCACTCAACGCAAAAGCCTTTTCAAGGGCTCTTTTGATATCCTTCTTAACGAAAGCATCGATATCAAGGTCCTTCATTACCTTCCAAGCGTCCAGGTAACGGAAAGGCAGCATACGAGAGTTCTTAACTGCTTTAGGATTGGTAATGTAATCAATCCACAGCTGCAAACCCTCTGCATCCAAACCGTTCTCCACAGCGTTGCGGATGTTCTTGATAGCTGCCATGTAACCTAATTTCTTAGTTGCAAGCAACTCCTTGAACGCCACACCTGCATTAGCACCACTGCTCAATTTCACTTGCATAGTCTCGATCGCAGGTAGAGTGCCCTCAATTACCTGCTTAAACAATTCATAGCGACCTTTAGGATGCGCTAATTGAACGATGTCTCTAAGCTTAACTGCGCTGCCTTCGTTGGCATACTTCTTAAGTTGATACGCATCGAATTTAGTCTCAAGAGTGTCTTTGAATGCTCGACGTATTGCATTAGGAACCATCTCTGACTTACCATTGCCCTTGTGTCGGCTGTTCCAAAGCGCTTGAACTTCGATCATGTCGTCTACTCGAACGAACGTCTTATTCAGAGCTCGACGAATAAGGGGGTTACCTCTAAAGTTCTCGGCAACGGCGTTAGCCATTACGTGAGAGATACTTCTCAAGTTACCTTCATTTCGAACGAACACCATCGCCTTGAGAATAAAGGGTAGGTCAGCCTCATTGGCACCCTTGACTAAGTCAAATACACCACGAATTCTGTCAGCATCACTCTGGTAATACTGATCCCCTTTAAGCATTGAACTCAATACAACACTTGCTAGGTTCTGTTTGAATCCTGTATTATATGATTTACCTCCTGCGAGATTCTCTCTACTTACTACATCCATACCGATACTATTAAACTTACTCATCTCTATCCTCCTTTACTAATTTTGAACAAAAAAATACCTCAGATTATAAGCGCGAAGAACTTTTTGGTGAAACAAGTAAAAGTTTTTCGATGTAATTCTTCGCTGTAATACTGAGGCAGTTCTTTATTTATAAGGCCCCCGACAATAATCGACAACGAATATTTTTAGTGCTCTACCAACTGAGCTATCGAGGAGCTTGCGCTCGCCGAGCAGGACTCGAACCTGCGACCACTCGATTACAAGTCGATGTAATCGTTGTCTGTAGTACGGAAACCAAATATTTTAATTAAGTTCTGATGAATTCGAGTCAAAAGTGGCTTGCGCCTGTTGTTCCTTTAACGATGTAATTCAACTCTTTAATGCAGAACTGTCTTAATTTACACACGTCTCTAGAAATAAAAACTTTTTGTACTTTGTCTTTAGTGACGCCTAATTTTAAGTATAAGCCTTAAACAACTTCGTCAACCCACTGACCATCCTTCTTTACTTCCACTTTGAAGTTATGAGGAGCCATGTAATCATCGACATAGTTACCAGCCTTGGCCGCGATTCTACGGGCAGTCTCCATCTTGAGCCAGCCCTGAAACTTAGGGCTTTCAGCCATACGCTTAAAAGCCATTTCCTTGTTCTTGCGTTGTTCCCTGTGCTCGCAGGCGTTGCCTACGGCGCCACTGGGGTTGTGTATACACCGTACGCAGCACTCGGTTTTCTGAACCTTCTGTCCACCATTTCCACCTTTTTTGTAGGTTTGGAACTCAAAGTCTTTTTGGGTAAGACTGAACACTAACTCCTTAGCTTTCTTAACTAATCCCATTGGGGTGCTCCTTAAAATCTTTACCTATTTTTGTTTTAAAAAATGCTTCAAACTGCTCAGGCGTGTTGTTAGTACGTCCGTAAAGCCTATGGAACTCGTTGTGCTCGGCTCTAGTCAGCGGAACTCCCACCTGCTGAGAGTTTATCTCATTGTAGTCTTTTATAATTTTCTCTAAGACACTCTTCTCAAGCTTGTCCACCAGAGCATTAGGTGCAACGCTGTACGCCCGTGCCACTTCCTCGATAATACTTAGACTAGACCTCGAGTAATGGTGCACATTAAGCTTGGTGCCGGGACCAGATATAACGCTACATGAAGAGTGTTTTTGAACCTGCTCCCGCCTCCAGTTAGCATACGCCCGGGTGTGCCTCACATACTCCCGCAAACGCTTTGAGAGTGATTTCCTAATCTCTCTAATCTTATCTGCGTTTTGCGCTTCCCATTGTAGGTTATACTCTCTCCGACGATCCTCATTTCGCGCTCTCCATTGGACGTCCCTCCTGCCATTGCACTCAACGCACTGAGTTTTTCGGCAGTCCCATGTACCCTTAGTTTTATGAAACTTGTCTAGAGGCAGCCATCTGTGGCATTTATTGCAGAGCTTGAGCTCTACCCCGCCGTCCACCCTGTGGTTGGTCCTCTGGATGTATGGGCCCTTGAGAGCAGCTCGCTTCTTCACCTGCTCACTATTTATCAAAGAAATGCACGTACTGCAGTACCAATAGAGTTTGTCCCAAGTTTTACTGCTTACGTAAAAATTTTCTAACGGGTGCCAGGACGCACACCTGCGACAAAACTTTAACTCTACCCCACCCTCAAACTTATGTGCTATTCTTTCCATATACTAATTATATATCTTTATTCGAGTGATGCCCTCCGTTGGGCTAACCTCTTCCCGGGTGCCATTTCAAGCTCATACTGACAGCATCATAGATGTGTTGAGCCATAGATGTGTTGAGCCGTGGACTCGTTACCTGGCATAGTACTGTGTAGGATCTGAAACTTATCTAGCATTAACTTCATCTTAGTATCGATGACCTTGCTCTCGTCGTGGGTCTGCATTCTACCTTTTTCGTGGTAGGGCTTCTCTCTTTGCAGGAGAATATTACGATTGCGGAACTCGTGAAACTTATCTAGGACTAGGCCGTGAAAACTGGTGCTACGCTCTTTGCCATAGATTAGGCTTAAAAGAATCGGACTATCAGTTATAATGATGTCCACTTGACCCTTCATCACCCACTGCTTGTGGTACTGTCTGGCAAACACGTAGAGTTGATCATCTAGCTCACTGTGGCTACCAGCCCAGACCAATTCCTTAGCGAACTCTGTAATGAGCTCACAACTGATGTTGTTCCATTTCAGCATGGAGAAGAGTTGAGCGGCTATAGTTGATTTACCTACGCCCGGTCCTCCAAATAGATTAACTACGATACACATTTGGGGCAGTTGAGGATTCCCATTAAACGGCTTCGTAGGTGTCAGCAAAGATCCCTGGCTTACAAGGATACTTCTCTCCAACAATGCCAGTGATGATGAAATCACCGGGGCAAACTATATGTCCACCTTCTAGGGTGTTAACCCAGCCATGATTGGCTAGGGTATTTCCACAGTAACCACAGGAGAGCTCTTCACTGTCTTCATCAGTATGGGGGTGAAGATATTGCTCAACATCCTTAACATCAGATTCCATGTTCCACCATTGCTCGGCTTCAACTACGACTGGCTTCTTTCGGTACTTAGCCATTATTTGTATACTCGTTCGTACAAACCACCGTTCTCACCATCTTCAAATACCCCGACAGTGATGTCTCTCTTGCCGTACTTCTGCACAAGTGCATTAGTGATGCTTTCTGCGATCATTTCGCAGCTTTTGTGATCTTGCTGTGAGTTGGTAAGGAGTGTGTTAATAAATCGCTTTACGAGGATAAATTCGAGCTCTCTATCGCTATGAAACACTTCGATCTTAGCTTCAATATGAAACATATGGCGGTGTTCATTCTTTAAGAACTCCACACCTTCAGGTGCTGCTGGGTATCGGTGAAAACCTTCAAACTGTGTACGAACTACAATGTAGCTCTTCTCAGCGAATTCAGTTAGCAGATCTAAATTAATCATCTCTGATTTAAAGTGATCCTCTAACTTAGGTGCTGGGGTTACTGGTGTGGCTACTGCAACTGGTGCTGCCTCTGGTCTTGCATAAAAACTCTGTGAATTAACTGCCATTTATTGCTCCTTCTCTATATCTACGATTCCAAACAGCTTATTGGCGCCGTACTGTGGTCCCATTGACTGAGTCAGATAGGTCCTACCATCGTCTTCATCATCAATAGGATTTCCATCGGCGTCTCTGGTAATGCCCATCAACTCATCCATCTTCTCAATGAGCCCTCTGGCTCTTTCCTTATCAGCTAGAAACCAGTTGCTAACCTCTGTGAGCTTTTCCATCTCATCAAGAGCCTCAAATCTGGAAACAGCCTCATCAATCTTCAGAGCCAGCTCTATCACAGGCAGTTTAAAGTGCTCTGTGATAACGCCAGCGATAAGTGTGCTTCTAAAAGTTTCCATTAGCTTAGCCCGTAGTATACTTTGCTCAACTCCGTAAGACTATGTGGATCACTCTTTACACGATGGTCTTTAATTATGAGGTCATCTAAGAGACATCTAACTGTCTCCACCTTGTCGTATATACGCTGCTCCATTACTACGGCATTCTTCCGTTTACCACTAGTAATCTCTGCAAGTAGCTTCGTTCGAAGCTCGTACAAAGTTTTTCCAAAATTCTTATGCTCTTCTAATGTTATCATTTTTACTCCTTTTTACTTTAGATAATTTATACTATAAAAAGTAAAAAATATACTTTAGCCTAAGCCTCCATCAACGATGGCGATGGCTGTAGACTGGTGGATACTCTCAAAGTTCTCTACTACTACACTAAAAGGAGTATTGTAGGCCTGGACACGGAGACTAACATCTCTAGCCATATCTTCGCAAAACTTGGGATTGTTGTAGGCACGCTCAGTAACATACTTCTCATCTTCGCGCTTTAGAGCGTTAACAATGAAACAGCTGCCTTCGCTATCAACGATGTCAGCTAGGTCCTCGATCCAAATGATCGGAGTGTTGGGAATAAGCTCAACTCGGATACTGCAGATACTTTTCTGGTTGTGTGCACCAAGTCCTGTTTCTGGGCCAATGAGACTCATCTCTTTACTGCAAGGACATAAACTTGTGAAGTTTGCTTCAACGGTTAGGAATAGGCGCTTTACGCCGTCTTTGAGGTATCCCTCGAATACTACGTCACGTTTAACAAACGAGATTGTCTTTGACACAGGAGCTGCCTTCGTCTCGAAGTAGGGAAATCTGATCTTGACATAGGAGTCACGACCCTCTAGTTTTTCTTTCATGGTATCGAGGACGTCAGTCATAAACTGCACACCCACTGGAACCTTGGCGATCTCTTCGGTAATAGTTCTACTGAAGCGACTCATGTTAACACCCTTAACCTCTTCATTAAGGCTGCTGTACAAACTAAAATTCGCTACTGTGTGAGTGATGTCGCCATCCTTTTGCATAACTCTAATAGGAGCCTCATAGCCTCGGATTCCTACTTTCTGAATAAACACTCCACGAGTGTCTGGTGTTGCTTGCATATCTGGTAACTGATGATTATTCACGTCTACTCCTTCATTAAATAGTTGATCAACTCTTCGAACGCGATGAGTCCATTGTCCACAAGTTCTTCGAGGTTCTTAATATGTTGAGCTTCATCTTCTGCGTCTACGAACTGGGCATCAATAAGGTCATTGATAACTTGTTCCTGATCATATAACTTGTTAGCTTGTTCTTGATTCACTTCAAGAATACGGACTTGGGATCTCTCCAGATATTCAATTCGCTCCTTCTGCCTATGTAGCTCACCTGCTTGTTGTCGCATTTTGGCTTCTGCCTCTGACACAGCTAGGCTTAGTAAATGGTTATCAGGAATGATGGGACCATCTATGTGAAAAAACCCATCACTAGGTACTGAGGCAATCCCCCTAGGAAACATCCTCTTATCGTTAATGTAGGGCACTAGAATGATGGCTCCTGATTTAATCGCTGCTGTGGTGTACCCCGTCTGCCTTCTGCTAGCTAGGGTTGCGAGTGCTTCAAAGTTTTTCATATTATTCCGTCCATTCAAAAATAACTGACAAGTCTTTTCTGAGTTGCGACTGTGCCGTCTTGGTATCTGGCCAAGTATCAGTGATGGTCTTCCAAAGCTCTCTATAGGCGATGTCTTCCGCTAAGATTGCATCAGCTATTGTCTTTGTAGTAACAAATGTCCTACTCTTCACAGCTTCAGCCCAGGCACCTAACTTTTCAGCTAGCCTGTACTGCTCTACCATCTCAGTGGTCATGCTTCTTGTCTCTTGTTTCATTACTTACCCTCCTCTGGGTAGCTCGACGTTACCTCTTGTATTTTGCTTTTGAACTGAGCTGTGTCGAACATCTCAAAAGCAGCCGCCCTATAATCCTCTTTCAACACTAGCCACTCAGCTAGGTCTGACTTATAGACACTAATAGGCATACCCGCAGCCTTTAACATAAGCTTACCTATCTCATAACACGCTAGTCTGCAAGCCTTACTCAGTCTATACGTATTCTTTAAGCCTGAGGCTTTACGAACCTTTTTCCAAAATAGGTTATCGCACTCTTTATAGTTCATACTTTATCCTTTCGACTTAATTGATATTCCACACTATCTGTTTCAGCGTTTTCTACTTTTTCGTAGGGAAACACAATCCAAGCATCTTTATCCATCAGAGGACCAGAATAGTGTGCGATCTCTTTATCCGCTTTGGTATAAACTACAGCAGATCTCCAGCTAACCTTTGAAGGTAGCATTGCTATTGCCTCACATAGAGCTTTACCTGTCTCGTAGAGGTCATCCACAATTAGAAGCTTATAATCATTCCTCATGCTTAACATCTTTCTATCAGACACGAGAGGAATATCAAGCTTGTGAGCTAGGATTACAGCAGGAATTAGCCCACCTCTGGGAATGCCCCAGATGTAATCAAACTTCTCAGTAATCTTACTTGCCAATTTATCAATATCTTTTAAATACTGCTTCCAAGTAATAACATTCATTTTGGTTGGTTCTCCTCTATAATCTTGTCTATTGCTGCATCAATCTTTTCTCTGGTCCACTCAAACTCCTCGCGAAGGATCTCATATATCTTTCTCCTGACGCTTAGTGGTAGTTGCTTTAATAAACGCTCAATCATACGTCGCCGCGTTTACTTCCGAAGAGTAGCTTATGCTGTTGTACAATGACTCGCATGTGGTAGTTGTTATCCATAACAGTTTTCATGATATGATCAATAAACTCAACATCAGCAGCACTTGCGCGCTCTGTCCAACAAGGCGTGATAACCATATGGTAATCAAGTCTATCTTTGAACCGGTTGTAACAATCGATAATGAAGTCTAAGTCAGCTTGGTCAGCACATACGCACTTGATCTGTGTGCAGTGGCCATAGCTTTTTAAGATGTCGTCGATAATATCTAGATTAGCTGTAACCCCAGTGGACGGAGTCTTGATGTCACAACTAATAAAGTCTACTAAGTCAAGAACCTCTTCGTCATTGTCTTGGCCAGTGATCTCGATATTAACTGTAAAATTTCTTCGGTGAAGTAATCCCACTAGGTCGTAGAGATCCTGTTCTAGGGGGTTGCCTCCGGTGATGCTAATTGAGTCAAGACCACTATCAATGACCTTTTGAAAGATTTCTTTCACTGACATTTCTGTGCCTGTGTTAGGATTCCAAGATCCCACAGTGTCACAATTCTTACATCCAATACTACATCCTTGTGTACGGATGAATAGCTGAGGAGTGCCTACTCGGACTCCCTCTCCTTCGATTGCTGGGTATATTGTATTTATTTTCATCGTTGGTACTCCTTAATGCATGTAGCTTCTGACAAGAACACATGACTGAGATCAAACAGGTTGTTGTTCATGGCGTCTCTGTCGTAGTCTTCCACAAAGTATTCAGCATAACCCGTGACAGTTTCGTGGTAGCGCACACTTGCCACTCTAACGCGGTTCTTAAGGGCTTCTCTAACAAACTGGTACATGTGCTTACTGATGTTCTCTGCAGTACTGTTATAAGGCACTATCATGAGAGCAAAACCTAGCTTCTCCAGAGCTTCCAAATACTCAACGTCTTGGTCCCATACTAGTGTGCGGTGATCGAACTGGTTGAAAAAGTCTCCAAGAAGATCTTTAACCTCAGTAAAATCAATAATCATTCCTGTGTGATCCAATGTCTTAGCCTCTAAAAACAGCTCCACTACGGCACTATGTCCGTGATTGCTTTGGCATCCCGTTGTATAGGAACCTACTACTCTATGACCCATCTCTAACTTAAAACTTTTTCTTATGATCATCTTCTGTCCTTTCTTAACCGTTTTCTGTGAACCGCGTTAATCCCATACCCTCTTTTACTACATACGGCTCGTAATTACCGACGATTACGTAATTATTAGTAAGCAACTGGAAGTCCTCACATTTCTTAAGATAGTGGAAACCAGCTGCAACAAACCCATAGGTCTTCTTAGAGAAAAGTCTCTTACGAGTCTCAATACAGTCTGGATCAATTTCTTTCCAGTAGTCACTATCATCCTCAGTAATGTTATCCCAGGAGTGTCTGCGATGTCTTGCCAACCCTATGACCTCAAGCCCCTCAGGCTTAAACATAAAAAAGGCGTCTTCTATGAGAACGTCTCCTACAAAACAGGCTCCATTCTTAAGTATTTGTATTTTTGTCATCTTTTCACTCCTCTGTAGTCTTGGGTAAACTCTGTTAGATTTCGTGGAAACTCTATACGATTTCTCACTATCTCCTGTTGAACCTTGACTATCTCTATATTAGATTGTTTAGTTAGGCGATTATACCTCTTCTCTGTCATGTCACCCCAGCGAGGAGGGCCCTGACTCTCCTCAGTAACCGCCTTCAACTCCTCAAACTCCATCTCTTTCAGATCGGCATCCGCTTTGAGTTTCATTCGAAATTCATGTATACTCAGGTTCCCAGTAGGCTGATCAAGTTCATACTTCTCGGCAATGTCTTTTACAGTCTTAGTAAGACTGATAGTGGGAGCAGTAGCCTCTTCAAAGGATATTAGAGGAAGTTTTCTAAAGGCTCTCTCCATATTTTCTGTAATGAACTTGGAATCATCATTTGGTGCTCTAGAGTTAGAAGGCCAAACATAGTCGCCTCGTAAACGCATCTTGAGCCTTTTAGTAACATACTTGATCCTTCCCCATGGACCAACTAACCTCTTCTTTGTCCTAATCGCAGCTTTTGAGGCTGCTCCAGCGATATCACGTAGAGCCACCGCTGGGTCTTTATTAAGCGCCTCTATTATAGTCTTCTCATATACTTCTTCCATTATTTCTCGCCTTCTAAATTAATTTTTTCGTAAAAGTTGGTGTTACCCCTTAAGAATGTAAAAAAGGTATTCTCTAGAATCTGGACTAGAGTTTCGACAGCCTCATCGTCCACACCAAAGCCTTGCAAGTATTTCTCTCCACCACTTCTCATAAAAATGGCGTGAAGCACCTCATGTGCGAGAGTTGCTTGCTTTAGATCTTTATCTAAATGGCTGTCTATGTATATGTCATTTTTATTGTGATCGAATAGGCCTCTATTTTGTGGGTTAAACGCCTCTAGGGAGGGACTTATGTATAGGTCTATTTGATGGCCTGCTATATTTATTGATTGCATATATACTCCTATAAACTTTTTGAAAACTTACTTTAATCTTTGTACAGTTGGTACTTTTTGAGAAAGTCACCGAGCTGGGATTTTTTATAGGGCTTAAACCCTAAGCATGTGGGCGTATTAGGCTCCACCTCTGTTCGGCCATTATCTACTATTGTCTTGAACACCATGTGACGCTCAATACACATACGTTCCAGTTTTTCTAGAGCTGCTAGATTCTTTACTTCTAAGATAATCTTTGTGAAGGCCCTGTCCAACCATGTCTTTACCTCAGCGTCCCATAGGTAGGGATAGACAGTAGCAATGCTGGCATGTGCCACTTGTGCAGCCATCTTACCTTTACTCATGTTGAGGTCCTTGCGTACAACAATATACTGAACCACCTCGTCCATGGGGTCTCTGGGTTCAGCAGCTTCCTTCTCAAGCCTAGCTTTCACATATTGAGCTGTTACTGTGGAGCTCTATACCTGTTGGAAGGCTTCTTTAAATGTAGTTACTGTCACGTAAAGCCCTTCCTACTCTATCATACATCTCTTTATTGGCTTCAAACTTGTTCCTAGTCATAACAAAAGTTGTTACCTTTTTGTTATTCACTATACGCTTGTCGTCATGCTTAACAAAGATTGCCTTGTGGATCTTCATCGACTTGGTATTATCTTGGAATACATCGCTGAGGATACACTTGGCCTTAAGCTTCTCAAAGGCATAGTTCAACGCTATGTAAGTCGCGAGCGCTCCCGCACTGCCATATCTCTTGGAGGGCTCTATGCTCAACCAGAACAACACCTCTCCAAAGCCACCCTTTTTAAGCACAACAAAGCCTATGGGGTTCTTCTGCATAATAGAGAAATATTCAGCGTTCCGATGCATAGCCTCGTCATAAATCCAAGTACTCTGCCCATCTTCAGCGTCAACCTTTGCAAGCTGCTTCGCCATGACTTCACAGTCAAGAAGACTGATTTGTTCAAGTCTCATCTGCCATTCTCCTTATAGAATTTCGCCATATCCTCTGCATAGACGTACTCAGTTTCTAGCACATGGAAAGGATGACCCTGTATAGGTCGTACGAGCATTATCTCGCCATCCTCGAGTTGACCCACATATGTAAAGCCTTCTCCCATACACCAAACAAAGTCACCTAATTTAAAGGGGCTAGTCAAGATTGATCACCTTGCTCCTATCATTGCTTGTACTAATTATATCTAATGATCTACCTATCTCATTCTCGATATACACTATAAGTTTTTGAGCATTTAGGGGTAACTCAAAGTAGTTAGTGATTCCACTGATGTCCTCTGTCCAGCCTTCAAACTCTTCATACATCGGAGTCCATTCGTCAGTGTAGATGCGGTTGTCGAGATAATCGTAGCAAACCTTAATTAGATCTAGTCCAGATAAGACATCTAACTTCATCATAGCCAATCTATTGCAGCCGTTGATGGCTATGGCTCTCTTAAGAGCGGGGAGGTCCAACCAACCTATACGACGAGGACGTCCCGTGGTTGTACCGAACTCATGGCCTTTTTCTCTGATATATGCTTCAGCGTCTTCAAAGGTACCGTCAGGGCGCTCTTGCCCATACTTGCAATCTTCAGTGTCAAAAGGACCTTCTCCAACTCTAGTCACATAGGCCTTAAATACTCCCCAGATATTTTCAATGTGAAGAGGGCTAATTCCAGAGCCAGTACAGGCTCCGCCTGCAGTAGTTGAGGATGATGTGACGTACGGATAACTACCAAAGTCTACGTCAAGAAGAGTTCCTTGAGCCCCCTCTAAGAGAATTCTCTGATTAGATTCTAATAGAGCCTGTACAAACTCAATACCATCAACGAAGTGACTCTGAAGTTTGTCAGTCTGCGCTCTGAGCCTATAGGCGATGTCTCTAATTTCCTCATCTAAATAAACCCCACTAAGAGTGGCTCTGAGTCGGTCCATAGTAATGAAGGGCTCATAACATTCTCCTACTTGAATACCACGACGAGCGATTTTAGCCTCATATGTGGGTCCAATACCTCTTTGAGTTGTGCCTATTTTATTTGTGCGGCCTTCCTCTTGTTGGGAGTCCAATTTCTTGTACTCTGGCACAACTACGTGTGCTAGTTTACTGATCTTAATTAGGGAGATGTCATGGCCTGCAGCAGTTAGCATGGCAAACTCTTTTTCTACCTGGTCAAAATCCACTACGCAGCCATTTCCAATGAGGCACTGCTTGCCCTGGATGATACCACTTGGAACCATGTGAAGTTTGTACTCCTTGCCATCTACTACAATGGTATGTCCAGCATTGGCCCCACCCTGAAAGCGTATGACCGTATCGACGTCTTTGGATAGTATATCTGTGATCTTACCCTTACCCTCGTCACCAAACTGCAAACCTATTAGTATATCAGCCATTATAACTCCTCTTTCGTCATTCTAATAATTTCGTGCGCCGTCTCATATTGATTCGCAGATATGGATATGCCCCTGAGCATCGCCTCGATGTATTTCCACTTCTCCCAACTCAGAACTATAGCTTTTACTGAATACTCTGTGGCGTCGAAGCCACGTGGATCAATAGTCTTTCGCTCGTCTATGGGAATCTTACCAGTTAAGAATTTACCCAATTCGAGATACATGCGCTTCTTGACGTGCTCAACAAAAGGCTCTCCAAACTTCCTAATGTTGAACTCCTCATAGGTGGCTTTGTTACCTATTTGCATTTATCAAAGTACCTATCGTGATCCTCAATTGTTGCGCGAGTGTCATTCAACTCATGGTCATCATCCCAATCAATATTCGTAGTCTTAACTCTACCTAGCGTTATGCCCGCGTCGATGGAGTTGTCGAGCTCTGTTACGATATCTTCAACTCCATCTTCGTAGACTCCATTGTAGTCAATCACATACAAGACCATCTTGTAGAATTTTACCATGTTACCCCTTTATTACTGCTACAGGGAGCAACTCAGTAACAATCTTAACAAGATCCTTTTGTTCTTCCATGACTATATCGATGTCCTTGTAGGCACTTGTAGCCTCTTCAAGGTCCTTGGCAGTTCTAATACCGTGAACAATTCCTTGGTCATCCAGTATCTTAATCTCAGCAACTAGATCTAAAACTCGTGTAGCCTCTTTACGGCCCATTGTACGCCCAGCACCATGACTGCAGCTTTGAAAGCTCTCAGGATTGCCGAGACCCTCAACAATATACGACTTTGTTCCTTGACTCCCAGGAATAATTCCTAATTCACCGAGTCTAGCTCTAGTAGCACCCTTGCGATGAACTATTACGTTCTCTCCGTAGTGGTGCTCAATAGCTGCATAGTTATGCGCTATGTTTATAGGCTCTTTGAAGCTAGCTCCTAGATCGTGGCTGATAATAGCCATAACGTCATCAAGCATCATCTTTCGATTCGCCAGAGCGAAGTCAACGCAGTATTGCATTTCAGCAGCATAGGCTATTCCTAGTTCTGAGTCAGCGGGTAGCATACAAATCTCTTCAGGAGTGTTTGTGTACCACATTTTATTCAGAAGCTTGGCTTCATCGATGTAGTGCTCTGCAACCTTGTATCCAATGTTTCTGCTTCCGCTGTGGATCATGACCCAAAGCTTGCCTTTAGCATCCTTTTGTAGTTCTAAGAAGTGGTTTCCGCTTCCAAGAGTTCCAAGTTGCTTTCTAGCTGACTCAAACTCTCGTTCCACGATACCATTGCTGATGATGTCTCCTATGCTAGGCATGGCAGAGATGGGGCACTTATCTGCTCTGTGATTCATTCCAACAGGAATAACTGCACGAATCTTTCCCATCACAGCCTTAATTTGATCAACACTGGGTACGTCAATACTCGTTTCTACGGCGATCATCCCACATCCAATGTCAACTCCTACGGCTTCAGGAAGAATAACTCCTTTAGTCGCAACTACGCCCCCAATGGGAACGCCATAACCTTGATGGGTATCGGGCATTAGGCATACTTGTCTAAATATATAGGGAGCCGATGCTGTATTGAATGCTTGGTCCAGCGCACCTTGCTCGGGATTCTCACACCAGCTTTTGATTATTAAATTGTCCTTCTTAAATACTTTCATCTTTATCTTCTCCATTCGTAAATGCCCACCAGTAGTACCCAAACTGCGTTAGCAGCATCAAAGCGATCAAGAGAGCAAATGCCCAGCCCGGAGGTTCTACAGTCAAGTAATCAAACTTAGACCAGTCTTTAATCTTATAATCCTTCATAACTACTTCTTGGATCTGAGGTAACATATTACCACTGATCGTTCCGATAGTAAACAGCTCTTCGAGATTTCGCTTTACCTGTTCATTCTCAGTCCATCCAAACACATAAGCCCATTTGGGTTCTTTGGAATAGCAAATGACTAGGTCATTCTTCTTTCCACCGACCCACTTTGCCTCTTGTAGTTGGGCAATCTTAGAGTCCTGCCCCTTAAAACCTACAATTATGATGTTTGCCCAGATCTTCATACCTACTGCCGTGTTTAACTTGTCAAACTCGTAGATGTTGAAGTCTTTCTTGGCTTCTCCCATGAGTCTATCTGACTTAAAGAGGTCCTCGTTCTTGGGGTATTCGAACACCTTAATTCCAGGAGATACCTTCGTGTATGAAAACACACTAGGACAAGCCTTTACCTTATTTGTAAAACTATACTCCTGTGTGATTGGATAGACGTATTTGCTATCGTTAACAGCAACGTAGTCATTCCTATCTCCAGAATGATAACTAGGCCTACTCCCATTAACTACTACTTCTCTGCCAAACTTCTTTAAGATATCATTATACCTGGCCTCACTGATACCAATTTCAGCGCCCCTACTTCCAAGGGTAGCCTCAGCAACCCAGTGCTCTGGGTTAGTGTTGTACTCAGTGGTGTAGTATACGGTTGTAGTCTTACCTACTGTGACATAGTGAGCCTGCTCATAGGTGTTAACCCAGGTAGGAATATGTGTGGCTTTGGTAACTAGGCCTGACCAGGTCTCGATGTCCCCAGTCATGCCGAGTGCCATGAGGAGGGTGATTAGTACTGTAACAACAATGCCTGTTAAACAAGAGAGTAGGTACTCAGTGAGTGTTATTCTCTTAGAAAATGCCCATAGGAACATTCCTACGACTATCGGGATCAAAGCTATTAAGTACATCATCCACATAGTTAGCTCCTATCTACGCTTAGGATCAGCAAACATATCAACATCATCATCTTTACCCGTTTGAAACGTAGTCTCTGTTTTAGTGCTAGTAACGATCTTGATCTCAATCTTACCACGCTTACCTACGAACAATGAACTGGGGAACATGGTGATCAAATTATCATGCTCTCGGTTGTAATCGATAAGCTCTTTTTGACGCTGTGTCCAGCTGTCGCGGCTCGATGCAATAATATTTTGCAGGTTTGTATAAGTTTTGCTGTCTACGTTTGGGACGCTTTCCTTAATCCATGTCATGACCTGGTTCTTACCCCCGGTATTACGAGCACTAGCATAGCCGTTAAACAACTCACTCAAGGATTCACGATCTTTTTGGCTGACTTGTGCGATCTGAGAAATCTTCTTCCACATGTTATCATACTCACTGCGGTTATCTGTCATCTTAGCTGTAATCAAATTACGCAATCCAACCTCTTTATTGCTGTAGCTAATATAGCTTCCACCTACGAATAGTCCCACTACAAGTAACAAACCTAACGCACCCAATAATAACATCTGCTTAACACTTAGTTTCATACATACTCCTTCTATTTTGTGATGTAGATTACTAGGGTTTAGAAAAAACTTACTTTAAGTATTTTAGGAGTTTCGTCTTTAGGCTCCAAATTCTCATGGTGCCTAGACGCGCCAGTTGGAACTGGTCCTTATCACTAAGAGCCTTTGCAGGTCTAGCTATAGGAGACTTAATGGCATCAGCTTTTATATGGCCATTCCTAGCTTTATAGGCTATTATGAGTCCAGCCTCTTTAGGAATAACCTCTAAAGCTACAGCCTTTAATTCTTCTGGAACGGCATAGTAGAAATACTTGATCTTCTTATCGTAGTGAGTATGACTCTTCTTGAAGTCATTCATTAGATCTGACTTGGATACCTTTAGTTCTATCTCTGTTAGATACCCAGACTTGGACATAGATAATAGATCACACTCGTGATTCACAAGACCCCAACTCACATTGGGTACAATGAGATTCATTCTGGGGTTGAGCCATTTTACGACAGCAAGTTCGAGTTGTGGAGTTTTCAACTATTCAACGATGACTAAGTAATCCTTGTTGCGACCAATGTCACCGGGGGTGCATTGACTGGGCTCAGATTTTGATATCTGAACACCTTGCTCAGCATAGCCTAGGGCCACACCATTGCTGCAAAAGTATTTCTGTTGGTTGTCAAAAATTAACTTCTCGCGTCTAAAGAAGTTGAAAAAGTTACGGAACCCACTCAAGCCTGCTGCTACATAATCATACTTGCTACCATTCTTGGATCTCCACCAATTAGCGGCTTCCTTAGATTTTGCAGCGGAGCATGAGCCAGGTCTAAATATTGTTATATTGGGAAACCATTTGGGATTAAAGGGCTTTGTGTAGACCCCTAGTTTAGGAAGCGCTTCTGTAATATTGATCCTGGGCTCTACATCGAAAATAGCTACTACCTGAGATGTGTGGTTGTACTTTGACCAAGTCACCTTCGCTATGAATATGCCAAAGGCTTTACCCAACCAATCCATGGGGTCTTTAGCAGTACTAAGGGGTAAAGGAATATAGTTGAATATATCACCAACACGAAGCTTGTTTATATCGAAGTTGACATCAGCCATCTTAACTCCTACTTATGTCCGTAGATCCCCTTAATTATACAATGCATCTCGTTGGATACATCAGAGATGTGCTGACCCCGGTAACCAATGGCTCTGTCATCGATGAATACATGATAGAATGGTTTATGAGAACTGTCTGGAGGATTGTGACTATTATCATTAATAGAATCGTAGTGTACGTTGTTATCTGCTAACCATTTCTTGATAGCAGGAGTAGCTTGCCTAGATGTAAAGATTGTAACATAGAACTTATAGTCTGACCTAAACTGTAGACTGTTCATAAAGTCAATTGTTTGTTTAATAGGCTTCCCAAACACATCTGCACCTAGCCAACCTTCATAGGTTGCAATAACTCCGTCAAAATCAAAAGCTATAACTGTTCTATCTCCCCAAGCTGCTAACCATTTTTCTACCTCTGTCATTATGCTACCATCCTTTGCCACAAAAGAATCTGCTGGGCATTCATGTTTATCTGCTGCATTGCATAACCCATTTGTTGCAAGTAATTTACTAGGTGTGTGAGAGCTGTTTGCCTCTCATGTAACTCTTCTGGGGGCAGTTGAGCTATCCTCGGGTCGATCTGAAGAGCTATCTTCTGAGGCCAATTAGATTCTTTGAGCCAATCCACTATTTCGCCGATACTGTTAAACATTTTTCCTCCTCATATTTTACTAGAGCTTGACTGAAGTAGCTTCCTATTGTACTGAAGAATGGCCCACCAAGGGGTTGGAAACCCTCTCTTAGACCCATCTTGACTTTGTGTTCCAAATCTGAAGCTCTCTGAGATCCTACTATTTTATATTCTGTGATTTTCATACATGGATCTATAAGTCTAAAAAAACTTACTTTAATTTAATGGTGTGATAGCGGGTACTGACCCCTGTCTACTTCTTTCACAGAGAAGTGTGCTTCCATTACACTACTATCACCACTTGGAGGGCAATGAAGGACTCGAACCTTCAACCTTATGCTTCGTAGGCATGCGCTCTAATCCATTGAGCTAATTACCCATTTGGATCCTGTAGGACTCGAACCTACGACATCCCACTTGTAAGGAGGGCGCTCTACCATCTGAGCTAAGGATCCTCATGGGCAGTTTTACCGCGTACCCGGGCGGAGTGAAGGGGGCCTGCTATTTTTACTACCTCTTCGTAGTGTGGGGTCTCAACCACCGCAGGCTCATTCTATCCCTCAAATCTTTATGGTAGGATATCGTAGTGCTGCCCTACGGACCTATCGGTTATCAGCCGATTGCTCTACTGCTGAGCTAATATCCTAAATGGCGGTAAGTAGGAGAATTGAACTCCTGCTTGTTGATTGACAATCAACCGTGCTAACCATTACACCAACAAACCGCTTGGTGGAGCTGATCGGGATCGAACCGATGACCTTTTGTGTGCAAGACAAATGCGCTACCAGTTGCGCTACAGCCCCGTTATATGGCAAGGATTAGAAGTGCTGCCCTCCTACCTCCGATTTTGGAGATCGGCGTACTACTGCTATACTAAACCCTTAATCCGCTTCTTTATACTATCCCTGCCGTTACCCTTATTAAGACTACCATAGGTAGGGGTCAGGCTGTGGCAATTAGGGCATAGCAGATCTAGATTCTCCTCTTTATAATTCTGGGAGTTACCATCTATGTGGTCTACATGTAGCGGTGTCTTTCCTGTTTTAGGATTGACCTCATGCCAACCGCACTTAGTACACTTACTCCCATACTTCTGCATAATATATCGCCTAACACTTTGGGGGACACTACCACCTCCTTGGTATGTGAACTCTCCACTCTTTATAAGGCTCGCTACTCTGTGGCTCCTAAGCACAAGGGCGCACTCAGAGCTACAACTAACTCTACGCTTATGTGGTAGAGTAGTAAACTTCTTACCACATATAGGACATACCGCCTCTACCATTCTGTCTCTACCCTTTGCTAAGTTATTGTACGTAGCAGCACAAGATCCATTACAGAACTGCTTCTGATAGTCTTTAGGTCCCAGCTGCTTTCCACACTGCTTGCAAAACTTTATAGTCTTCTTAGACTCTTTGAGTGCAAGTCTACACGTGTTAGAGCAACAGCTGACTTGATTCCAAGCTAAGCGTCTACCACATATGCTGCAAAATCGATCTTCTTTTTTCTTTTCCATAGTTTAATTATAGGCAGAGTAAGATCTAAACACAACAAGATATAACTTTGGCAGGCCTAACTGGATTCGAACCAATAATACTTCCGTCAAAGGGAAGTGTGATAACCATTTCACTATAAGCCTAGTTTCAAGTACTGAGCAGTTTTACGACCTACTCAGGTCCGCAATTTTTATGGTCTGGAATGTTGGAACCGCCCCAACCCCGCCCGCTTCCAAAGCGGCTATGCCTCTAAAAACACCTATCCCAGATTTTCCGTGTAGAAGGGTTCGAACCTTCGGCATCTGGTTCCCAAAACCAGTACTCTACCAAACTGAGCTACACACGGTCTAACAAACTCCACAGACAATAAAAAAAGGAGGCCGAAGCCTCCTTTTTTGAACTGTCTAAAAATGGAGGCTGTATTTATTTGATGCTATCGTCCCACGCTGCGGGCACTACAATAGCTGGAGCATGGCTAATGCGTTGTTGATGTTGGATCTGGGGGATACGTGCTACAACTGACATTTACTTCAACTCCTTATTTATATTATAGACTATATGGCGTAACTTTTAGTACTTAATTTGGAGCGATCGAGAAGATTCGAACTTCTGGATTAGTGAGGTTGCAGCTCACCGCCTTGGACCACTCGGCCACGATCGCTTGATTGTTGGTAGCGCTGCAGGGAATTGAACCCTGATTCCCTGGTTGAAAACCAGGTGTCCTAACCATTAGACGACAGCGCCAATTGGCAGAAGCGGTTGGAATCGAACCAACGGAGCACTTTCGTGCTCGGCAGTTTAGCAAACTGCTGTCATAAGCCTCTCGACCACGCTTCTATTATTTCTTAAATTGATCTAACTCGTTTCAACATAATTACTTTCCTTTCTAATACTGCCTTGGTGGATCCATAGGGACTTGCACCCTAAACCTTCCGGTTAAAAGCCGGCTGCTCTTCTATTGAGCTATGAATCCTCTTGGGACAGGATGGGTTTGAACCATCGACCTTCCGATTAAGAGTCGGCTGCTCTACCACTGAGCTACAATCCCTAAAATACCTTTATTATGCTCCTGACTGGATTCGAACCAGTACTTGACGCTGTTTAAGAACGGTGCCTCTACCGTTGGGCTACAAGAGCTACTATTTATTTTGGTACCGGGAAGGAGACTTGAACTCCTACGTCCGAAGGACACTAGTTTCTAAAACTAGCAAGGCTACCAATTACATCATCCCGGCACATTTACAATTTACTTGCCCAAGTATTTCCAGGGCTTCTCTGCAAACCACCACGCATGCAGGTCTACTTGAAACCTGTAGTCGTGAATGTTCCAACTCTCATAAAGCTTCTTATATGCTTTACCGTTTGGTACTTCCTCCGCGTTTCGTAACTTTCTGTTGGCTTGGTTTTTCCACCACTTACGCCCATCGCGTCCGTCCGTGCACCAACCACTTTTCTTTACTGATCTCGACATGTTGTTGACCTCCTTAGATCTTTTACAACATATACATCACCAACTTTCTGTTATTATCCACCGCGGAGCAGTTTTACGACCTACTCAGGTCAACGATTTTTATGGTGGGCAGTTATGGATTTGAACCATAAAGGCGTTTCCGCAATTGGTTTACAGCCAACCCTCGCCCCTTACGAGACTACCTGCCCTCTATCAGCATCGGAAGGAATCTCTAAAAGTCCTGCATGATGCTTCTTGTGACAATTGGAGCATATAATAACTCCTTTTGCCATCTCATCTAAAATTCGCTCTTTTCTGTATCTGATCATCTGGGCTAAGTTATTTTCTTTCTGCTTTGGGTCAAGGTGGTGTAAGTCAAGTACTACAGGTTCCAGCTCTCCACAGACGCAGCATCCACCCCTACGAACCTTTTCCTCATTAATAAATGCCTTGCCTTCTGCGTACTGCTTATTATTTCTGTCAATATACGCCTGCTTGTACTTTGCGTAATGGTCTTTACTACGCTGACGGTACTCCCGATCAACCTTCTCAATATCTAGAGCTCTCGACCTGTACAGGCCAGCACACGTAGTAGAGCAGGTTTTCTGACTTAACCTTCCATGTGTTAGAAAACTTTCTCCACATATTACGCAGTATGCAGTACCCCCTAGGCTCTTGTGGCTTAGACGCTTACACCTAGTGGAGCAGTAGTGCCGCTGCTTCCCAACTAAGCCTTTACCACATACATCACAAAATCTTTCTATTTCCATATCTTAATTATGGCATCCTTCCAAGAATTCGAACACTACTCTATTTAATGGCGGAAGGCAGAGGGGACGATCCTCTAAGGCCTTTCGGCTCGGCTGTTTTCAAGACAGCTCCCGTCGCCAACTATCGGGTTGGCCTTCCTTAAAACACATAACAATAAACGAACTCGATACGGGGGTTTTAGATCAACGATGAATGGAGTTTTTCCAGACATGAGGACTCTAGTTTTAAATATCGATAACTGTCTTTCATGTGGTTAACTCCTTCTTGCTTTGTTAGCTACGTGGTAGCTGCTATATTTATTATAGCCTATTTTTATTTGGTGAGCCGTTTAATTACGCCAAACGACTGCTAAAAGCATTTCCTCTTACTATCGAGCACGAGGTAGCAGGAGGCCCTTGCGAGGACTCCTGGACCCAAACTACACTTGGTAGATGGATATATTTTTGCGCCTCCACTGGTAAACCAGTTGCGCAGGAGGCGCTGAGTGTCACTTCAGAGTTGTAACCACTCACAGAATCTTACACTAACACCCAATTCTCACAAGGCCAATCTGCGGGTCTCATGAGCGAGCTGTGCTAGCTATTACTAATTATACTAGAAACTAAGAAAAAAGTTACTTTAGAGTTTTTGCGTAAGTATATGCGATGGCACAGGCGTCACTCTCATCATCACAAGTCAGACATAGACCGAACTGCTTATTAACTATGTCCATAACAAGCTGTTTCTTGATTTTACGCATACCTTCCTTATACTGCGAGGTGGTTAGTGTGGCCTTTAAGTCGGCGATCTTAGCTTTGACCTCTGGATCTTGCATTGCCTTAGTTAAACCTATACCGCTCTTCATAGAATTGGTTGAGATTTTATGAAGGGGCTCTGGCCATACGGCCAATCTAGCAGCACCTCGAACCTCACTAAGAGTTTCGATAGTTTTAACATTCTTTAAATAGATGTCCTCTATAACAATGTCATCTGGATAAAATTCGGAGTAGAGTTTTCTCAACTCATCATAGATAGTGGTAAGCTTTTCCCCTAAGTCATTGCCTCTAAGGGGTATAACACCACTGGCAAATATATGATCCTTTGAAGTGTCGTATAGCGCCCATCCAAAGCTCTTGGACGAGGCGTCCAAACCTAGTATCCTCATGACTCTAGAAAATACGTAGATTCCAATCCATATTCAATCCCATGTACAACGCTCTTAAGGTCTGTGTTGCTATTAGTAGAAACCCAGTGAGCCGTCTTCTGTTGGATCTGTTCATCTTTTAAGAATGATACCTGGAGAAGAAACTTTAGAGGATCTCTAGTAAAATCCTTCACGGGAAGATGCACGCCTTTTCTATAGACCGCATTATCGATCTTTATGTTCTGAACATTTACAGCGAAGGCTATTTTATCTTTTGAAGGAGTGCTTTGAAAGTCATATAAGGATAGATGGAACTTGTCTCCCTCCATGAGGTGGAGCTCTGTGCCCTTCTTCTTGTGCTTCAGTATCTTCCACTTCAATGAGATACCTGATCTTGAGTCCTGCTCATCTACGAGTTCATACTCTTCTGACGAAGGTACAAAGTACTTGTGTCTGCGTCCAGGTCCCTGCTCTTGATACGTTGCGTACTTCTGTTCCTTCTCAGGCTCTGGCTTTCTTTTGCGTCGGGGCTTAGGAGGTTCATCGTCTGCACTCTCACCCTTCATGCCAGGAGCTTGAATAGGAGCTTTAGCAGTGTCTTTACGAGGGTTTAAACTCTTCTTGTGATATACCTCTTTCATAGTGCCATCTGGCTGCCTATAAAGGTACAGAGTTCTATTACCTAAGTCAGTCTTGCTGATTAGAGTTCTTTGTGATGACCTTGCTTTTAACAGGTCAGCGAGTTTGTTTATTCCGAATATATCTAGCATTAGTCTAAGGAAGTCTCAACCATAAAGCTTTTGGCTAGAGGGGCGCCCTCTCCAATAACTTCAGGAGCATCTGCTTCCGCTCCTTCCCCGCCAGTAGTACTGCCTGGCTCCCCTTCGTCCTCCGCAAGTGCCGCCTCACCATCACCTGTGGCCTGCTGCTGAGCTTGCATCTCTTCTTGCTGCTTCTGCATTTGCATAGCCTGCCAAGCCTGCAAAAGGGCGGGATTGTTGGGTAGGTCCATCGGATCTTCGACGTCTTTGAGTTTAATAGGTTTGAGGTCATCTTCTGCTCGCAATTCATTAATCGTCAGATAGAAGCTTCTTTTATTCTTTAAATCGGCCTTAGCTTGTCTATCCTCAGGCTGCGTCCCTGTAAACATAAACTTATATTTAGGATTTAGCCTCTGTACCAAGTGTTTATTGTAGAAGTTCTCTAGGAACCTCAACAGTGGAACTAAGCCCCTATCTTTGGAAGCGAGGATGGCTTGACCACCCTCTTTAGCTACCATAGGAGAGGATTGAACTCCAGACCCCATCGCAAAGTTGATTTCCTCTGGTGACGTCTGATAAACAGCTGCAGTAATCTTAATTAGGAACTCCAAGTAGTTCATGTACTCGGCATCCTTGTGCGATGTCTTAAAAGGAGTGAATGTGGCACCCTTGCCCTCTTCAGCAGTTACGATAGGAACACGCCATGCATTATTTGTGCCTTGCACCTGTGCTACCCATTGGCGTTTAAAGTCTTGTAATTCTTGTTCGCCATACTTACCTACCAGGGTAATGATACCTGCTGGTACACTATTCTTTGAGAAAAAGTACTTATTGTAGTCTCTCGCAAAAAGGTAAGCTGTGACAGTTTCGATTAGGAGTTCCACTTCGCTTTCGCCATATCCCTGATTTTCTAGATCTGTAGTGGGATTAGCAACTCCATAAGCCATCTCAAGTCCCGTGAACTCACCAACAATTTGGCCGTCACGTTCTTGAATGTATCGGATAGGCTGGTAGGTGCCGGTTCTTCTTGCATTGTAGTGTTCTACTGCATAGAAGATTGTACCTGCGTCCATAGCCCAGAATTCAGTTAGTTCACCTTTTTTATTAGCAACTAGCTGCACTGATATAGCATCAAGAGTTAATCTGTCTCTAACAATTTTACGTTGGAATGCTTCGAAGTTATCCTGTCTATTCGGGTTGTGTGAGAAGCCTGTGTTGAGTAAGAACTCCTCAATTGCGTGCATCTCAACTAATTCTTGTGGTGTAGGATGCTTGGTCTGATTCCTTAACATGATCTTAAAGCCTACACCATCTGTGTCATGACTTACGTGGGAGAAGGCTCCAACTTGGTTGCTTCTCAATTTAATAATTGCAGATATGGGCTCTACTTTTTTAGCAATTTTTCTCAGTGTCTTAAAGTCGAGTAGGGATTGCTTCTTTACATACCCACCAGCATCAACTGTAATATAGGGATCAATAAATGCACCAAATGGAAATGTCTTAGTTGTAGGATCAACGTGAACCTGTACTAGTTCCGTTCCTAATTGAGCTTGCTCATCTACCGTCTTTACCTGTTGGTTAATACCAATGGTATTGTTACCGAAATTGTCATTTGAGTCGGAACTCTTTAGTAAATTCATAGCTCTTTTTGAATCCTCCACTGCTTTGTTAGCTTCTCTAAGATTACGGTCAATGAGTTGTTTGGTGTTTTCCATGTCTCTATCCTTAATTATGGCTTAAATCTTGTAGATGTTGTCGTATCTAACAGACTTATCGTGGGACTTAGCGTTGTACATCTCGTGCTCTTTAATTATATCGTAGCCCCTGATCCCAGTTGTGTCTTGTAGGTCTACTCTAATACCATGCACTGCAGATTCATCTACTAAGAAGATATTCTGGCTGGCTCTACTACTTAAGTTCAGAGAATCCTCGCTATAATCATTAGCTCCACATAATGAAGATGATCTAGCATACTGATCCCCGATTCGAGCACTATGCATATGCCCCATTAAGACATAGTCTACGTTAAGGCCTCTGCTTGAATGCCTGCCTCGAATCTGCTGCACATATTTTTCAATGTCCGTACCCTTGAGCACGTGACCATGCATAAGCATTATCGTTTTACCATTTACGTCTACAAAGCCCTCATTATGCCCGCAGAAGAATACATTTACATCTGTGTCTTTGAATAATAGGTGAAGCATTTGTAGAATCATGCTGTCATAGTTATCTGTTGCGATGGCATCACTGAAGCCAATCTCATCTTTGATACGAGATTCATTACCACTTACCCCTGTGACATTCACGTCAAAGTCTTGGTTGAGATCTATAATAAACTGCTGCAATACGTAGGTGGCGAGCACACTCGCTCTAGCTCTGTTTGTAGCAGCATTAAGTAACTTATCAGGAATGTTATCATTGTTAATAAGGTCACCTGTACATGCTACTAAAATCCTTTTGACTCCCCAAGCCTTGAAATGAGTTTTGGCGTGCATTGCTAACTTAGCTAGACGCTTCGCTGCTACATAGAAGTCATACTTGTTGTGTTTGAGATTGATTAGTTCGTTAAAGTGTATGTCAGATAATTGCACGATACCCACAGGAGCGTCTCCGTCAATTGTATTATGCTTTATTGTGAACCTACCTAGGGATGCTCCCTGAAGCGCCACAGAAATAGCCTTGGTATAAGCTTCTAGAGCGTTTTCTTGCCTAGTTGTCCCTCGGTAGTCCTTGTTATTAAGCCTATTCTTATCCATGAGTAGCTGGTTAGACTTCTTTAGCCTCTGATTCTCTTTAAGAAGCTCCTCTTTGGTTAGCTCGCCTATTTCAGGCTCGGGTTCAGGTTCTACGGGAATATATTCCTCTTCCGCGTAGCTCTCCGATACGGGCTGCTCGTAGTCGGACTCTAGTCGAAAACCTTTAACATACTTGCAGTATTGCTTCTCTATATTAACACCTCTGGAGGGCCTGAGTCTTCTATTCTCTACGGGGATGGTAAATCTTAGGCTACGTAACACAGGGACATCCTCTGGTTCGAAGTTATCCGCGATCCATTCTACTGCCTCTGCTGCTGTCTCGAACTCCTCATTAACGCCAACCTCTCCCTCAGAATCATCATAATCCATGTCTCTCAGTGTGTACATATCTACTCCTTATTGTGTCTGGGGCCGCCGTACGGCGGCCCCTTTACCTTTTGTACCGTGGGTACATAGGATCTGTTTTAGGCCGCTTCGGGCTTCTCTGCGAATTCTACTCTGTCAGCATACTCTGACTTTTTACCAAGATTCCAGTTCTGAACTGCTCTGTAGTATCCTACAATCCGTGTGTAAACTTCTGCCGGCTTACCTTTTACACTAGCTAGCTTATCTTTCATTACTTTAATCTCTTCTAATAACTGTTCTTTTGTCTTTCCCATTTTTTTCCTCCTACATTTTTTCCAGTTCTGTTTCTAGGTTGCTAATCTGGCCTTGCAACAATACTCGTTCTTCTTGCTCACACTTCGGGCAAAAGAAGTGCTCACCTGCTAAGTATCCGTGAGTAGGACAGATAGAGAAGGTTGGAGATATAGTAAGATACGGAATGTGATAGTTGTAAAGAATTTTCTTCACTAACTTCTTACACGCTTCCGAGCCCTGCAGTCTCTCTCCTAAAAAGCCATGCAGAACCGTACCACCAGTATAAAGAGTCTGTAGGTCATCTTGATGATCTAACGCCTCAAATATATCTGGGGTGTGCCCAACTGGTAGCTGCGTACTATTTGTATAGTATGGGTCGCATGTACCAGAACATATGATATTTGGATATTTGTCTTTGTCGATCTTTGCTAGCCTGTAAGAAGTAGACTCGGCTGGAGTAGCTTCTAAGTTATAGAGGTCTCCTGTCTCTTCTTGGAGATCTTGCATACGAGTTCTCATATGATTAAGAATATCCTTAGCAAACTGTTTGGCCTTGGGATCAGAGATGTCCTTCTCCATAAAATTGAGAAGGGCTTCGTTCATACCGTTGATTCCAATTGTGTTAAAGTGGTTCTTAAAGCTACCCAAGTAACGCTTTGTATAGGGGTATAAACCGCCCTCCATAAGCTGGTTACAGACTTTACGCTTAATTGTTAGAGACTCACTAGCCAAGTCGATTAGGTGATCTAACCTAGAAAGGAACTCTTTTCTGGTCTTAGCCAGGTACCCAATACGAGCCAAGTTAATAGTGACTACACCAATACTGCCTGTCATCTCATCAGCACCAAACAGACCACCACCACGATTACGTAGTTCACGTTTGTCCAGCTGAAGGCGACAATTATGCGTGAGTATGCCTGTAGTGCCTACTGTAAACATAGGTTCGTCATCAAGTACCTCGAGACAGTACCCTACATTTCCTTGAACTTCCTCCACATACTTAATCTTCATCCACAGCTTGTTATCAGCCTTAAACCAACGATTCCCATAGCTATCCCTCTTGTACTCCGGGAAGGTTACACAATAGTTTGAATTATTACTCAGAGCTCCCGACTCCCTATTTAACTCGTGCTCGTACACGGAGGTCACTGTGCCCAAAGAGGATGCTAACATATTTAGGCACTCTACCATTTTTGGGGACGATGAGTAAATGCGTCGGGTCTCCCTGTCGAAGTTACCATCAGTTCTAGTGTGCCCATCTAGCACTCCCCTACGGAACCCCTCACTCATTCCAAAGACGCGAGCCTTGTAGGACTTATCTAAGCCCTTGCTGTCCACAAAGTCACTTACTAATCCTACTACTGCTTGGGAATTAACTCTCATGGATAGTAGCTCCGAGGTCTCGGACTCTGTGTAACTGACTAAGGCGCCGAAGACGTTCTTGCAGATATTCTCTAACTCTAGTGCTAAAGTAGTTTTCTGATTTTTGTTAAGGGATAGATTTATACTCCATCCACCCTCTCTTTCACAGAGAGACCCATCTCCGGCGAAAGCTCCTACGAGAAGTCCTAGAGCAAAGTCTCCACCCTCTCCCTTAAGGGAGTTCAAACTATAGGGAAGATACATGGAGTCCTTCAGATGCGCCCCCTCAAGTACTATTTCCTCCCCCTTAAACAGCCTAACAAAGTTTAAGTGACTCTTACTCATGGTGATTTGGTGGTTGTTTTCTAAAGTAACCCTCAGCATTTGCTGGTCGTCATACCTCTGGAATCTACCCTCCACAAACTTACCATCGGAGTAGACTTCATAAACTCTATTAGGGTCAAAAACTTGGGCGTTCACAATGTTGCCTATGGACACATACTCCAAGCCTCTACCCCGGGAAGACTTAATAAGTACCTTTTCCGTAGCCGCTAGAGGGCACATTGAACGCACATCTACTGGGTTCAGTGTGCTATTGATAAAGTTCTGGAAATAGGGAGTACCATACTTAGCTGCCATACCAAATAGCAGGTCAGAGTTAGGATGATCCCAATTAAAGTCCTTCGTAATGTTATACGTTGGAATTGGGTACGCAAAACCTCTGCCTTCAGCATCACCCTCAAGCATGACCTCTAGGAAAGCCTTGTTAACAATATCCATCTCTACCTGATAATCACCGTACGTAGTGTCTTGCGACTTACCACCAATGATTACTGGGTAGTCTTTTAAGTCCGTAGGTACCACCCAATCCAACGTGATGTTGGTAAAGGGGGCTTGGCTGCCCCAGCGTGACGGAGTATTGATTCCAAAAATAAAGCTCTGAATTTGTTGCTTAACGTCTTTGTATGTGAGATTATCTACTCTGACAAAAGGAGCCAAGTAGGTGTCGAAGCTTGAGAACGCCTGAGCACCAGCCCATTCATTCTGAAGTGTACCCAAGAAGTTAACCATTTGTGAAACAAGCGTAGAAAGGTGTTTTGCTGGTTTAGATGTGATCTTGTTCAATACACCACCGAAACCCTCTTCTAGGAGTTGTCTGAGCGACCAGCCGGCACAATAAGGACCGAACACGGACATGTCATGGATGTGATAGTCACCATTACGATGGGCATCTGCTACATCTTTGGGATAAACATTATTGAGCCAATAATTGGCTGTGATTGTACCTGCATTGTGTAGGATCAACCCACCCAGAGAATAATTGATGTTGCTGTTCTCGTTAACACGCCAATCGCTCTGGTCCAGGTATCCATCCATAGTCTTGCTGATGTCTAGCAACAGCTTTTCCTTGTCTCGGATATTGCTACGTTGCTCCCTGTAAAGGATATATGCTTTAGCTATCTCCGCATGATTATTTTTAATTAAAGTGTTTTCTATTAAGTCTTGAATCTCTTCTACTGCTGGGATGGTTTTACTATTCCATTTATTTATCTCTGCAAGGATCTCTTCAGTGACTAGCTTAAGTGCTGCTACATCATCAATACTGACAGATGCTGCTGCCTTCTTTATGGCTTCTGCTACTTTATCCTTCTTAAATGGAACAGTTTCACCATTACGCTTTACTACCTTCTTAATACCTTTTGTACTTACCAAAGACTTGATTCTCTCTGTTATCATGTTATGCTACTGCCTCCGCTTTCTCTTTTTCATGTTCTGCACGAAGAGCGATGAGCTTAGAGGCATTGAGGCCGGCTTTGATGGCTAGACTGGCAGTGCCTGGGTGTGTAAAAATGCCCAGCTTCATAATGCTTGTGATATCAAACATGCCATACAGCATCTTGCCTCTTACGTGACGAACTTTCTTTGTTAGGCGATGTCGCTCTCCCCTGGTGTTAAGCCTGCGTTGAGCCCTATTTGGCTGCTGTGGTGGTGGCGTGTACTTTGGTTGTTTTGTTGCTGTTGAACCTGGTAGATCCGCTATATCCACTGCTGTGGATGTCTCATTATCATTAGCTTGTACTTGCATCTTTTTTCGCTCCTTCTATTTGTTTTACATATTTCTTGGTTGTCTGATCTTCAATATGCTTCTTCTCTTCTTTACCCATTCTATGGCCATCAAGAGGATTTGCTTTCGGTTTACCCCAGTCCCAGCCACCATTTAACCCACCACTGGTACGAAATCCTGTACTACCCTTGTAGTGCACCGCAGGTGCTCCCTCTATATGCCCCGTGGTCATTAGCCCACCACACTCACACATTATCTCGGGGATCTCCCCATTTATATCAACCCTAATCATATCCTCACTATCACAGACTGAGCACTTGAACCTCTTCTTCTCTTTTTGGGTTTCCTTGCATTTAGGGCACTTAATAAGCTCTTTAGACCCCATATCATATATGATCTTTTCAAAGCAATTTTGACAGGTTATGCCACACTTAATACCCAAAACTATACCTCGCTAATTATTATTTTTTTGTCATTCTTAACATGGGCAATCTTCAGCTTCGTATCGTCATACGCAGCAATGAAAAATACACTAGGAAATTCTTTCTTTAGATCCTGTAGTAACCTCACGGCTACATGCTTTTCTACCAATTTATCAAACCTAGCAATATATAAGTTTTCTAGGTCAGTATCTTCGAGTTCGATGTCTTTCATTTAAGAGGACGTAGCTTAATTATGCTTCGTAACTTGCCAGAAGTAGTCAACCAAAAAACCCACCTTTTTCGCGCTATCTAGCCCTTTTTCCTTTAATAGAATCTTAGCCGCTTGATAGCTGGATTCTCTGGGATAAGCCTTAGCTGACTTCTGTAGAGCAACATCCCAAATTACCCCTGTAACTCGGTCCTTGTGCTGGGCTTGCTGACAGCAGGCATACACTATCTGATTAGTAGAAAAATCCTTGATGGTCTCATAAGTTGCTGGTTTTGGTTTATACATGCCTACCTCCGTAATGTAATGCGTACTCCGTCTCTTTAAAATATGCTCTAAGCTTCTTAGCTGCTGTGCTCTCTATTTGACGAATACGCTCTTTTGTGATTCCCAATACTTCTGATATCTTTTCGAGCTCAAGAATGTCACTATCAAATAGTCCATATCTAGCTTTCAGAACAAAGAACTCTTTGTCATTAAGAGCTTCTTTCATTCCGATCTCTACATCCTCTCGAAGCTGAGTCTTTTCTTCCATTCCAGCGGATTCTTCTTCAACGATAATATCGCCAAATGTAAAGTTGCTTTCACCCACACTATCCTCTAAGCTAAAGAATGTCTGTGTTATTCTGTAGAGTTCCTCACTCTGCTCAAAGTCTCTGTCTCCACCCTGAGATCTCTGCACTGCTTTTGCAATTAAAACTCTTGTAGGATTTTCTAGTAGCTGGTCGGGATTTGCCTCGTCGTACCGATCAGGAAACATGTCTAGGAGATCAGTAATATCTGCTGATTCCATTGCATCTTTTATCGTTAAGATACAGGAGGTCTTGTTGTACTGGTAACGATTAGGATATTTATTTAAGAAGGACTTCAGAGTAGTTCCTATAGGTAGTTGTAGGGTAGTCTCTGCCATACGCTCTTTAATCATTGTATATCTATCTAGGTCAGTGTCTATGGCTGCCTCCATAAGCTCATTTGATATTTTGCAGTACCTGTTAAGCTTTTGATTGGCGTGATTAGGAATGTATAGTGCTGTAGACTTCTGTGCAGCCTTCGAGATAAACGTAGCTATCCAGTATGTTGCGTACGTACTAAACCTAAAGCCTCTATCGGGATCAAACTTCTCTATAGCTCTTATTAAGCCAAATGTTCCTTCTTGTACTAGATCCGTTAACTCTATGCCCTTACGGTAGTAGTGCCTGGCAATGTTAATTACTAGACGCATGTTACTGACAACGAATAAATCCTTGGCCTCTTTGGCCTTCTTTGCAATTTCTTTATCCGGGTTGTTCACTTCTTTTGCAAGAGCTGTTAGCTCTCTTTCCTGTGCCTTTGTAAGCAGAGGGATCTTCCATATGAGATCTAGAAGATATCCTAGATCATTTGCTATTAAATACTCTTTCGACATAAATGCTCCTATCGCTGTTAATTTACTTACTTTCCTCCGAGGAGGGCTCTTTCGTTTTCTTTGACCTCTTGCATGAACCCGACATAGGATCTACCCATGACTTTGAAGGCTCCAATGTAGAGGTAATTGCACGCGTGAGAAAAGTGGTCGGCGCCTATGTGCCCCACACGTTCAAAAACAACACCCTCTTCAACTTCCTCTAGCTTGATGGCTAAGGCCTTTAAATGATTAAAGAAGTCAAGAGCGTTGGGATTATTGAGAAGGTTTTGGGGGAATATGAAGTCTTGTCTCTGCCAAGCTCTTGCCATGACTCTCAAACTAACGGTTCTATTTGAAGTAACCGCCGGCTTAGATGTGCCCCAAACGTTGTCTATGATTCTTGAATTTCTTGTGTCTACATAGTTACATGCAACAACTCTACCTGCTGGGAGCTCTTTAAACAGCACGGCATTACGATCCTTACCATAGCCACTATCGCATACCATAAGATCCACTTTAAACTGCTCGAAAAGCTCCTTTACTCGTCGAATGTGCATCTCTGGATCAGCGAAAGCTATTTTCTCAAAGTATAATATAACTACCTTTTGCTCCACAAGCATTCCTATAACCATCCAACTGGTATCTCCCCAGTCAACACCTGCTACGATCTTTCCAGTCTTAGTGACGATATTAAACTTATCACTGATACAATTATTAATGTGTTGTTGCAGCACTAATAGATTGCTACCTACGTAGGGTCTGCCCAAAACGTAGTTGTAGAAGAACTGAGGAAACATTTTATCTTTTTTAGCTACGATCTCACTTGCACTGATCCAAGGACAGTCTAACTGGGACAGTTGATACCCACTGACCTCTGTCTGTATTCCTACAATTTCGGGGACCCACTCACCCTCTGACCTATCAATACAATCAACACATCCACACTTGGTGCATTTGTAAGTGTATCTATTTTCTGACTTAATCTTTACTAGGTTATCGGGGTACGTTAGATTTTGTTTATGCCCACACTTGGTGCACTTAACGAACCAATATTTCTTATCGGACTTTTCAAAGCTGATGTTAACACCAGATCCTGGAAGGCTGGGTGTGCTAATGTCTCTGATTAGAGCTAGGTCTGAGCTTGATAGACCTTCCTTAAACGCATCTAGGATGTTTGTATTCATACGATCTCGTTCATCAAAGAATACTCCATCTGCGTCGACACCTTCACCAGCGCTTGCTTTACTACCAGATCTGAAGAGAATATCGCAGTTCTTAATGTGCTTTAAGTGTACGTTGTTCTTCTTTTTATCAAGTAGACTAGTGATATAGGGTGAGGACTGAATAGCAGGCTCAACTCGAGTCTGCACAAAGTCCTTCATCTGTCCGAAAGTTGGGAATACATACACCCATTTTCTATAGGCGTGAATATCACAAAGGTATAATACTTCTGATACTGAATTTTCAGATACACCCGCTTGTCGTGACTTCTGGTAACACTTGTATCTAGCGGGATCCCTGAGCATCTGTTGTAAAAAGGGTCTCTGTTGATTAGGTGCTTTGCCCTTAAACCTGTAGGGCTTGTTTTTGAGAGCCCTGTGCTTCATTGTCCATAGGTCGGCGTTTTTATTGATTCGCTTGTCGAAGAAGCTCGCGCTTATAGGCTTACTGCTCATAATCAGGCTCAGAGACTTCTGCGTCTATGACCTTATCCAGAAAGGAGAAGTCTCCTCTTTTCTGGCTAATCATATTCCTTGTATGCTCGATAGCATCCATCTGTTTAACTTCCATATCTTCAAAGTAGAAATCGGTCATCTTGTCTAATAGCTTTTCGAAAGCATCTTGGTCTTCCTGACTGAGCCTGGTGATATACTTCTCGTAATCAAAGTCATCTGTGGCCTTCTCTGAAATCTCCGTACCATCAAAGCCACTAAGAATGGCGTCATTAATATCCGCGTTAAGTATGTTTGAAATACCCTTTGCAGTAGGATTGCTCTGATTATTTACTACATTGAGTTGCAGTAGATTTACGGGGCCACCTAAGAGTCCTTGTAGCTCTAGTAGAGCTTTGCGCTCGTCAGAGATGGCTCTTCTAACTTTTAGTGTGGAATCAAGAAGCAGGGCTCTCTCTCGGGCAATACCTTTGATAATTACCTGCTCTTGCTGGCTATTCTTAGGAAAGTATGTCTCGATAAAGGTGTAGTAAGACGTCTCTGTTTTATGATCAAATTCTGCAAGTCGTGTATTCGCCTTAGCTAGTGTGTCATACAATTGATTTAAGGATCTCTTACCCTCTTCAAGCGCGTCCGCCAATTGATCTTGTGGAACAAAGCGCTCAGATAAAAAGCCTCTAATCTTCTTTACTGCCTCACCAATCTCATCATAGTCTACGCCGAAACGCTTCTTAATGTCTTCCCTAGGAGTTCGCTTAACTACAAACTCACGGTAGATGGCGCTATACCTAGCAAACATATCCTCGTCTACAAAACCATTCTTCTCGAACAGGGCTACGTCTCGGTCAGATAAAATTGCTATCTTGTCTGATTTCTTTCTAAAGACGTCAGGACGACATCTGTTATTCTCAGGTACCTCTCTGCCGTTCTTCAAGCACTCATAGGCATCATTAATCTCAGTATCTGTGATAGTCCTATTAGTCATGTACCCCCGTTGCTTGAGGTAGTGTATTTTTTCCAGTGTGTTATATCTGGCAACAGTAAGAGTTCTCATATGCGGTGGAAGATTGTCCATCGTAGTAGTTCCATCTTCTACACCCTCCAAGAAACCTATCAGCTTTTCCTTCGCTATGTAGTTGTTAAGTGTTCGGTAACCCTTTAGATTGAGAGTCTCTATGAGCTCCTCAAAAGACATAGTCTCTAGAGGTTTATCACAAACCCTGATCTTGGGGTCTATTACTAAATGCTTTACTGCTGGGGATTGTGTTATTGACGAATAGTTAGCCATTACTCAAACTTCCATCTGCCTACTTGACCACCCCTGGTGCCTGCTTCTGCTTCAATCACATCAAACTTTTTTAACACTCCATTTGTGTGTCGGAGAGAATAGGCTCCTTGTGCGATTGACCCCTTTAGGGAGTCATTGATTTGGTCTAAAGTGTACTTACCCAGCCACTCCCCTATCCACTCTCTATCCTTATCACTTAGATTAGGTCCTGCTAGTTTGTGTACAGCTTCCATGACATCATCTTGCGTCGCTTTACCTTTTTTTGCAATTGGTGGAGGCAGTTTAGAGATGTCTGGCTTGGCTGCAACTGGCTTAGCTTCTCCTAGACCCTTTGCTATCGCTCGAAGGTCATTTAGAGATATTTCGTGGTCTATGTTCTTGAGTCCTTTTGTTTCCAAAAAGGATGTGAGAACTTTTCTCTCTATCTGGGCCTCTTTAGACTCTTCCGGCTCCTCTTTAACAAGCCTGCCAATAATGTTCAGCGGGTGGTCCCCTGCGTTTACCTCTTCTTCAACCTTTTTAATCACATCGTCAATGAGATAGGTCTCTGGACCTGGCTCTATGGAACTAGTGATACTTGCAACGCTTGCAACACTTAATGATGTTACTGCAGTATCAATCATAGATCGTAGCTGTGTATCAGTTAATTGATCAATGATGTCTGCTAATAACCGCTTTACTATCTTTCTCATTATCTCTCCTCTATTCCGTCACTATAGGCATTCTTGGTCTCCGCGAAGGTGGCCGTAAGCAACTCTTTTATGTTATCTGGTAATTCCTGAGTGGGTAGGCTACTGTCTCCGCCTATTCTTATTACTTTGGATGGATCCAAGTCCTCAGGACGGGGTAATTCATGATCTTCAACAATCCCTAACTCTCTCTTCATTCGACGATACTCTTGCATGTTGTAGATGTACTTGCATGACCTGCAGAAATATCCAACACCCCCTGGAAGACATGAAACTCGCATTGGTTCGAGAACTACATCAGGGCATTCCAGGCACTTCATAACCTCTTCCATTACACACGGCCTATCATATAGTTTCTTGTGTACTTCTCAATTCCACTAGCCTTTTTTCTGCAGCTAGTCTTGCAAAATACTTCTCCCACTCCAGCCTCAAAGGGCTTCTTACAGATTGGGCATACCTTTTCTTTCAGTGCGATAATCTTAGTCATAGAGTTTAGAATATCCTTTCTCTTTTTTAATCGTCCATACATTTTCACCTGAGGCCAGGAGTTCTGTTTGGTGCGTTATTACAAATACTGAAGGAGTCTTCTCTGCTAGAACTTTTAGTAGTGTATATACTTTTTCTTGGCCTTCAGCGTCCAAATTCTCGAAAGGTTCATCAAAAAATAATACGTTAAATGAGTACTTGGCTTTGGTTTGTGCTAAATGCTGAAGTGCTAAGAGTATGCATAAATCGATTCGCCGTCTTTCTCCGCCGCTATTTCCTTTGTATACCTCGGCACCGGTTGAATTAAATACCTGTACCTGGAACTTATCTCGCAATTCTCCACTCTTCAGTCTTTGTTGAGTGTTGAATTGAATTCTTATAGATCCGTCTGTCAGGATCTTAGAGTACTCATTTGCTTTTTCATCTAATATTGGTACTACACTATCAAGTATTAGAGATCGTATCCCAGAAGTGCTAAAGGCATCTTCCCAGAACGCAAGCATGGCTGCTCTATCTCGAAGCTTTACTAGCTCCTTCTCTAGGTCTATGTTTTTTCTTTTCTGTACTTTGATACTTTCATTTGCCTCTTCAATGCTCTTCTGATATGGAGACTTGCTGTCCTCAAGCTCTTTGAGTCTAGCCTTTAGTGCTTTAATTTCTGATGCAGCTTTGTGTAGTGACATCGAGGAATTGCTCTTTCTGTCCTCAAGCAACCTCAAGCTTCTATCTATTTGGCTGTTTTTTTGTAGTATTAAGAGGTTTTTACTTATGCTCACGTCTAATTCATCAAACTGCCTTTTAAAATCCTCTTCTTGTGTAATTACGCTAGTGAGGGTCTCTTTCAGATTCTTTAATTGTAGCTCATAAGCAGCAGCGGTCTCAACATCTTCTATCTGCTTGGTCACTATTGCTAGGTTATTATTTATATCAGTGATCTCCACTTGAGCCGTCTTTCTCGCACTAACACAGCCATCGGCTATCGTCTCGTGTGTTATTTGTACTTCGGATACCTCTAAAGCCTCCGCCTCTATCTCAAGGTACTGCTTCTCAAGATTCTTTAGCTCTTTCTTCAAGTGCTCCCCAGTAAGCTCATGACTGCATGTTGGGCAGGTCTTGACTCCGTCCAACTTACTAAACTCATTCTCCCTAGTCTCTATTGCCTTGAGGTTGCTTAAGTGTATGGCATAGGCTGTTCCAGCCTTTTGAGCCTCTTCTCGAGCTGTCTGCTCCTTCTGATCATAGACTACCAGATGACTCTCAAGTTCGTCTTTTCGCTCTAAAAGTAACTCAGCAACAGGAAGTAAGTCTTCTACAGTAAACTCTGTGTTAAGCTTAGACAGAGCTGCTATGTATTGCTGTATAGACCCCTCCGCTTCTATGCGCTTTCTTGTAGCTGCTTTAAGGCTTGTCTCAAGCTCCATCTTCTTTCTCTGATCCACTGGAACTTCCAGCTGCTTCAGAGCCTCCGTCTCTAATATCTCTTTTTCGATTGACGCCACTTCCGCTTCTAACTCTTCTGTGTCTATGCGCTTGATAGATAACTCGGTGGATTCGATGCTGAATTTTCTCTGGAGTTCAAAAGCATTTTGCTGCGCCTCTAGAGACTTAATCTGACTCTCATGCGTCTCTGCCTTTGAGTTTACCATGGTAAGCTCATTCTGCGTGCCCACCACATCTTCATTTACTTCCTTTTGCTTCTTTCTGGTAGTCTTGAGATGGTCTTCAAGTTCACCCACGTTCATAACGGTCTCGAGTACGCGCTTTTGATCAGTGTCGGTGAGTTCTGCAAAGTACTTTAGAATACCCTGCCCAAATAAAAAGCTATTTATGAATAACTCGAAATTCGTATTGAGTAGTGACTCAATCTTTATTTGGGTCTCCTTCTTATCGGTGCCAGTTATGTCAGACCCGTTAACTTTTAGATATAGGGCATTGCCATGCTTAGAGTCAGCTTGGTATCTCTTAATTTCGATGTTGTCACCAGTTATGTCATCCTCTAAGAAAAGAGCTCCCATGCAGTCTTTTCTGATCTTGTTATTTACGACTTCACTGTCACTGACACCTCTTATAGTCTTACCAAATTGAACCCAACTCAAGCCGTCAGGTAATGCTGATTTGCCCGCACCATTGGAATTAGCGGAAGCGCCTTCCTTATTCTCTCCTCTTATAAAGATCAAGCCCTTATTGTCGAGCTCTACTTCTAGCTCCTTGTAACTCATGAAATTGTGTAAATACATCTTTTTTAAGCGGATCATTTGGACTCCTCGATTATCTCACTACCTATAGTTAGTAGCTTGTCTACATCAAAATTTGTATTGAACTTGGCTATGTACTTTGCCATAATATCTGATAGGTCGTCTGAGACCCCGATGTCTAATCGCTGCTCGTAGTCGCGCTTCTCTGCTTGCAAATTAATCACTACTGGAGTAACCTCTTTGATGCGCTCCACTAAGGCAGTCTCTTTTGTTATTTGGAATCTTACGTAGTTGCTTGTACAAAGCTCCTTGAGGTCCTCCTCAGAGTACTTCTTAATAGCTGCGTCGTCCAATGTAATAAACTTGGGGAATACTGTCTCAACCATCTCGTGTGTATGTGCGTCTGTATCGTATACTTGGAAGCCTCTAGGTCCTATATCTCCAAAAGTGATGTGTATAGGCGCACCAATAAAGCTAACCATAGAGTCATCCAAGCACTTTGGATCGTGAAAATGTCCCATAAACACGTGTTTAACTCTAGATGATAGTGTCTTCTTTAGCTCTTTGAGGTTTAGTCCCTCCTCAATCTCTCTGCCCTCAACCTTAGCTCCTGAGATGCCTTCGTGAAGGATAAGCACATCTACATTCATCTCTGAGACCTCTTGGAGTAGTGATAGCTTGTTAAACCTATAGGGGATCATGCCTACTCTTGTAGTTCCTAGGGTGTATACCTCCGGGCCCTCAGCGAGTTTTCCTAGAGCCTTGAATGGGGTTAGTAGACTATGCTTACCCTTGTCTGCAAAGTCATGATTCCCACTTATAAAGTAAAAGTTGAACTCATCCCTGTACTTGAGGAAGAACGCATATACCGGGTCAATTACAGAGGTATCTATGTAGCTCTTTGTGTGATACATGTCACCGGCAAAGAATATATCCTTGATCTGGTTGTCCCTGGCGTAGTCTAGAATTTGTTCTAGGACTAGGAATGTGTAGAATACCCTACTGTGCACACCATCTATATATGTGGCGAATGCATTATGCTTGTGAAAGTGTATGTCTGAAAAGAGTATAAATTTCAATAGTAGCTCCTAGATTAAATAAGATAAAAGGTCATTAAGTGACAGCATCAGAGAGGAAAATTCCTTCTCTTTATAAAAGGCCCTAATACCTTCAACATTTACTACTTTGTCTTTTAACAATTCCTCGCCCACATAAGTAAGAATTTCAGCGTCTAGGAACTTTTTAAGATCAATGAGCTCATAATTACGTTTAATGATATCCTCACTGGCACGAATTTTTTCAAGCGTCTTCATGAGCTTGGTGTCACCTACGTAATCCTCTACTGCAAGAGCTTCCTGTAAACCGCCAAAGGTTTCAAATAGCTGCGCTATACTAACCTTTCCCACACCTGCAACTCCGTTAATATTGTCAGAGGTGTCTCCTTCGAGAACCTTGAGATCCATCATCTTGTTGAAGGGGATAGGTGTCTCCGCTGGCTCTCCCTTTTTCTTGTACTTGATCTTCAGCTTCTCGCTAAAGTTAGCCTTTGTGATTAGGGTATGTCCCGCAGTAAACATGTCCAACTTAAACATACTGACATTGTCGTCAATAAGTGTAGTAAGATCTTTATCTGCTGTAACTATAACATTTTGCTCTTCTTGAAGGTAATAACATATAGCCGCAATGAGATCGTCTCCCTCATAGCCTTTCAGCTGTAAGGATATAATAGGAAAGTGTGGAATAACCTCTTTGATGAGATTTACCTGCTCAATGAAGTCATTGAAGCTGTCATCCTTTTCCCTATTACCTTTATACTCGGGGTATAATTCTCTCCGCCTCTTTGACTTCCCAATGTCCCACACTACAATAACAGGCCTCTTGTAAGAGGGGTACCTGTCAAACTCTTCAGAGTTTAGAAAGCTATGTAGCATCTTAATGAAGCCATAACACACACCAACCCTCTCACCCTTACGGGTGCTGAGGTTGCCTGCTTCTGTGGACCAGATTCGATACGCTATGTTATTACCATCAAGAATTAAAGCCATTTTACAGCTCGTTCTTTCTGAGCTTCTCAATCACATCTGGATGCTCTTCTAAGAAGGCGTTAAAAGTGTTCTCTGTGAAAGTGTCAGTGTAGCCGTCGAGGATATAATAACCTTTGCGGTCTTTACCTTCGGCTGTCTTAGCTAGATTCAGCTTCTTATGACGAAGCAGATAGTCAAATACTCCTGCGAGCTTATCAATGCCTCTTGCATCAAAGTACATGACGAATGGACACTTGACGAATGGTTGACTGAAGCGGTTCTTGATGATTTCAAAGTAACCCGACATACCAATGATGTCGTCTTTGTTATCCTCAGACTTAATCTTCTTATCAATCTTAGCGTGCATACGCAGACTGCTGTAGAAGCGAACGGCTTTACCACCAGCGGTAACTGCATCAGGACCAAACATAACACCTACATTTGTTCTGATTTGGTTGATAATGATGAGAATCGCCTTACCCTTGTGAACTGCATTAGCTACCTTCTTCATTGCTGAGGAATTAACGCGTGCATTAGCCGCTACGGTGTTCTCACCTATCTCTTTGTCAAGCTCCTGGTTAGAGGCGCTAGCCGCAAGGCTGTCCCACACCATAACAATCTCTTTATCAAAACCACTGCCACGGATCTCCTCCATAATTGCAATGATTTGTTGATAAGCCATTTCTTGAGATTCTGGGTAGAGTACTACCAAGCTCTCATTATCCACTCCGAGCTCAGCGCAGCGAATTGGGTTGTAAGCTCTCTCAACATCGAGCAGGATACCAATACCACCACGACGCTGTGCCTCAGCAATAGCCATCATACCTAGCAGTGTTTTACCAGTTGCGTAGTCTCCGAAGATCTCTACAACCTTACCAATTGGTAATCCACCTTCGCCCTCTGTACCAATCTCTTTGTCAAGGATAAGCATCCCTGTGGGAAGTCCTTGAATACTCTTGTCTTCGTCAGGGTCTGCTACAAACTCATCTCCAAACTCACTAGCCATTTTACTGATAAGATTCTTAACATTAAATGGAGCGGATGGGTCTAATTCTTTTTTCTTAGCCATAATATCCTCCTATGAAAATAAGACGCCCCCAGGAAGGGGGCGTCTTTAATACTATCCTACAATCTTAGGCTTGTGACTTCTTTAGACGAGCTAAAATGTCTGCCTTACTTGTTGAACCAGTAGCCTTTGGAGCTTCATCAGCATCAAAAGGAGGTTCACTATCGTCAGCCTCTTCCTTAGCTGCTGCTTTAGGAGCTGCCTTTGGAGCTGCTGCTTTGGTAGCACGCTCTTCTTTATCCTCGCCGTCAAGGATCGCTTCAATTTCATCAAGCGAATGCTCGGTAAAGGTTGCACGAAGGTCGTGAGCGAGTTCCATGACTTCTGTATCAAGAGATGATGCAACTGGGCGTGGCATAATCGTGTACTTTGTATCACGTTTAGTACCTGTACGCTTAGTTGTAATATCACGGCCTGTTCCGAGATCGGTGATATCACCGTAGTCGTCATCAACGATGAAACTTAGAAGATCTTGAGCAATGAGTTTACCGAACTCATAAATCTGTACACCATCTTCAGGCTTATCTAAGTTGATCATGTTTACGCGGTAGCGAGACTTGGCTCGAAGTGCTGTTGCATTCTTCTTGTCTTCTTCGTCACCTTTGTAAAGCTCCGATACGATATCACAAATTGGGCATTTAGCCTTCTTTACGAATGAGCGAGGGCATTCTACAGTTTCGTTGTTTGGACCTACACCAAAGTGTGTGAGGAACTCAAAATAAAATGTGTCTTCTCCATCCATTGGAGGAAGAATACGAATGTGGTTGTCGCCTTCTTGTGGGGTAAAATACTTGCGGTCTGAACTACTGCCTGCTTTTCTTTCGCCAGATAGTTCTGCCTGCTTTGCCTTAATCTTATCCATGTTCAATGCCATAATAAACTCCTTTTTCTTGCTTTAATTTTTTTGTGCGATATTGCGCTACTCGTTACATGCTTTTTAAGTCTATTGGTCACCTCGGCTTTCCTTGGATGCTTTGAGAACCTTTTTGGCTACTTCTTTCTTAACGTCGAAGTCGCTTTCCAGTTCTTTCCTCACATTAGAACTAAACGTCCGAAGCATGTCCGACTTTTGTACAAGACTCTGTACAATCCGCTTCATAGTGTTAGCTTGATGTTTTGCTTGAAGGTATTTACCGTACTCTTCTTTTAGGTTCTCATCTGACTTAATTATCGCTTCTATTACGCCTTCAGTCAACTTTGAAATCCCCTCAGGAAGCGGGATTGCCCCGGATCTAATGCCTAGATCGGTAAGGCTTTCCATACTCTCGTATTCACGCTTTGCTCTGGCCTCAGCAACCTCAGCCTCTTCAGCTAAAACAGCCACCCAAGCAAACCGACTTGGGTTCTTAATAATTTCTTCATCCAGGTCGTTCTTATCAATACTGACTAGAGCCTCTAAGTTTTGAATCAGAGGATCTCTTGTCTTGTAAGTCTCAAGAAAGACTTTCGTACCGTTCATTATATTTTCTAAATTACCCATGTTTTGCTCCTTATATTTGTTGTTATGTTACTATAACAATTTATTTCGTTACTTTTCCTCATTGAAGAACTTCCTTAACAAAAACATACCCTCTGTGGATACACCATGCTTTTCAGCTAGGCCACACTGGTTACACACATAGCGTCCCTTATGGTTTTCGACGTTCTTCTTGTAGCGTCTATATGCAATCAGAGACCTCTTCTTACAGTAGGGCGACTGCCTTGAATCACAGTCAACTGCGACCTTCTGATAGCCCTTATAATTTTGACCCGGAAATACTATCATGCTGCAAAAAGGTCTTCTTCCATAAGCTGCCCATTGTTAAAGTGTAAGAACTGAGAGCTTGCTAGGTCGTAGTAGGAGCTAAAGGAATCCTTGATCTTCTTACCTTCATCTGCTCGCTTACCATCAAGAGCCCTTTTCTGCTGCTCCTCGTTCGCCATCATCTCTTCGCGGTCCTTCTCAGTAAACACGGCGTGAGCCAGTTTACCCCATCTAGGTCCTACTTCGCAGTCTGCTACAATCGGAATGTCAATCCAATCCAGACCCAGTCTAACTCCTACCTCTTCCATAATGCGTTTAGCATTAGCGAGTACCTCTGCCTGCTCTCCAGGATAGAGGTCTAGCATGATAGAGTCATATACCGTTCCTAGTATCTGAGACTTAAGCCCACTTCTCTTGAGAAACTTTTCCAACTCAATAACACTGTATAGTGTGAAGCTAGCAGCAGTTGACTGAATGACGTGATTAACACCCTCTCGAAGATTCGCCTCAATAGATGCTCTCTTTTCTTTGTCATTCGCAAAATTCATCCAAGTCTTGTTGAGGCCTGTGAAACGTCTTTTGCGTCCAAACATCGAAGTTGATACTTCCAAGTCGATGATCTCCATCTTCTTGCTGTCAATGAACTGCTTCAATAAAGGCAGCCTCTCAAAGTAGTTCTCGATAAATACTTCTGCTTCGTCAACTGTCTTCTTTAGCTTTGGTGCCAAAGAAAAAGCAGACCTGCCATAAAGAATACCAAAATTAACATCTTTAACATTTTGTCTCTGCTCCTTTGTAACTTCCTTGATATCGATTTCATTAACGATGGCAGCAGTTCTCTTGTGGATGTCCTCGCCATTTCTATAAGATTCAAGCAGAACAGGCTCTCTGGAGACTAGTGCAGCGACTCTCAACTCAATCTGAGAATAATCCAACTGACCAATTAAGCCACCTTTGAACTTACTAATAAACATATTCTTAATGGTGCTACCACGAGGAATATTCTGTAGATTTGGATTAGAGCAGGCTAGTCGCCCTGTCTGCGTTCCTGCAATTTGGTTACTTGCGTGTACGTAGCCATCATCACTAATCCAGGTATCTCTAACTGGCTGCACATATGTGCCGTAAAGCTTTTGAAGCTTTCTCAATGACATGAGAATCTTAACACATTCGTGTACGTCGAGTTCGTCGAAGAACTCCAAAACCTCTGCACCCGTGCTAAGAAACTTTAATGGGACATCTTTAATGGTTTTCCATTTTGTTCTTGTTCTGAACATCTTAATTCGTTCAGCTTTACCCTTATCCGTCAAGAAGTCTTTTAGCTTCTTCATGGGAATATACTCCTGTAACTGAAGCTTATCAAATAGGAGCTTTCTCATCTGTATTGGTGAATCAGGATTAAACTCCAGCTGCTTAGGAGACTTCTTCTTATTCTCCACTGACTGCAGCTCCATCTGAATATCTATAACTTCAGGATAACTAAAAAAGTTCTGGGTAAGCACTTCAATCTCTTTGGGCATAGACTCTTCTAGCTTCGCTAAGACGCTGAGATCAATAGTCCAACCATTACGCTCAATCTGTGAGAACGCCTCTGATATATCCATGAGGTCTCTAAACACTCCAAGATCACCAGGCTCCTCCAATAGTCTCTCACGAAATAGGTTGTATAATCTCAGAGTGGCATCTGTGTCACAGCAGTTATACTGCCAGAGAATGTCAAGAGGTATTACATCGTATCCACAGTTCTTCAGGCCATTTACCTGCATCCAAGTATCTAAGAATGCATCATAATCACCAAGATCCGTATGTTGCAGAGCTAACCGCTTCAAGCCATGAGTACCTCTGGCTTCATCCAGGGCGTAATGTGCAAGCATTGTGTCAAAACCGAAATTGGCTGTCTTAATGCCCATAGTAAGCTCTAGGTAGTTGCAGTCAAATTTCCCGTTGTGTAGGAGCTTCAGAATTTTGTCATCTTCTAAGATGTCCTTGACGAGTTCTGCTACAACCTTGAGCTGCTCCTCATCAAAAGGACACTCGTCATGGTAGAGGGGTATACAAATACCTTGATGCTCCTCCCAAGAGAAGCTTATAGACACTACCTTAGCCTTCTTAGAGAAAGGATCCAATCCAGATGTTTCAATATCCGTTGCTAGGATTGGTTGTGCCTTCATAATCTCATAGACTTCCACAAGCTTTTCTGGGGTGTCTATAAAGGTATAATCAACTGGCTTAGGCGTGATCCCTGTGTTATGTACAAGGAGAATATTTTTGATGTTTGCCATAAAGTCGTTATATGGGACATCATTCTTATTATCATATTCAGTTACTGCCTTCTCATAATCGGGAAGATAGTAGTAGAGTCTATGTGGAGCAACTGACCTATACACGTTTACCATGTACTTACCATTCTTGCGTCCCATTCTCAGAAACTCCGAAATAGTCTTAGGTAAAGCGCTTAAGGCCTCTTCTCCTACAGCTACCACTATATGGGGATTAATGTCTTCCACAATTTTGAGAATGTTACATCTAGCGCAAGATCTGTGAAGCTTTTCCTTGATAGGTTCAGCTGACTTCGGTAGAATGCACCCCGTTAGAGGAAGTATCGTAATGTCGTCATTTAATTGCTTCTCCTTAAATCCATTATCAAGAAGTAAGCCAAAGAACTCATAACCACAGTATCTCTCGGTATTTAATACCTCAGTGGTACTCCAAGAGTCATCAGGATCCTTTATAGTCTCATATGCCGGAGCATCAACTAAGAATACTATCTTAGCCTGGGGATTATGGAAGCTCTCAGGCTCCTTGATATCCTCACAAAAGCCCTTACACTTAGGGTTACAGTATTTACGAAGTGGGCTACTTTCCGACACTCTGACTGTTTCCATCCTGGTATTGACCGTTATACATTGAAGCGGAGTCAGCATTATAAAATACTACTTGTGCTATGCGGCTGCCACGCTCAATAAAGGCTGGGATACTTCCTGTGTTTATAAAACCACCGAGGGTTCCACGAAAACCAGAATCCCATACTCCAGAAGTAACCCGGATACCACAACGGTTTAGAGTTGATCTAGTAACTATAAGTGCCATCAGGTTTTCAGGCATATCAACAACCTCAACAGCGTCGAATACATAAGACTGCTCCGGAGATAGATCAAATACCCACTCACCAGTTTCAGCATTCTTACGTGGATGCACCTCATCAAAATTGGGCATTAGCTTCTTAGCAATCCCCAGGTAGGCTGAACCCCTGACTCTATACATTCTATCAATACGAATGTCGATACCATTTTGCTGTACCTGGCCATCGCCTACATTTGTAATTACTCCATCGTCTACTGCCTGCTTAGGATTTACTATCATTATTTCGCACCTTTCACTTTCTTATAATATACTTCCACGATGCCTTGAAGCTCCTCGAAACTCGAACCCTCATAAACCTGCTGAGTGTAGGCTGCTGTTACTACCCTTTCTGTTACCCCAGGAATACCTCGCGCTGCTGCTGTAAACACAATATTGTATTTTGTGTTGGGCTTCTTATAACTTTTGACCGTTAGGAAGGTCTTAGCATTAAGTTGGGCAGCAAGTCCCTGTAGACCTTTATCCACATACTCGAACTTATCTTTCATGTTAAGGTAGTTGATAAATGGAGTCACTAAACTGTTATACGCTCCGTCATCCTTCTTTGCCTTTTTAGCCTTCTCTTTTTTAGGCTTCTCAACAACCTCTTCGTCATCTAAAACTACGACGGTCTCTTTTCCTTTAACCGGCGTCTCTTCTATGATACGCTTAACTACTTCTTGCTCTTCTGCCTTGCCAACGATGTCTCGGCACATATCATATGCCCCACACTGCTTACAGAGCTTATCCTCTTTAACTGCCATGCCGAAGCAATCATCCTCTACGATCGAATTATAAATAAATTGTATGTCTGCCATGCTATCTCCTTTTTCGCTTATACTAGTGTTCTATAAAAAACTTACTTTACCACTTACGTACTTCTCAGCGGACTCTATATAAGCTCTACTTTCAGATCTTTCCATATCTCCGGGATCCGCCTCCCCTATACGCGCTATGTGTACATTGGCTAACCCCTCAAATGCTTTTGCTATGGCCTGAGCCTTATCCCAGGCATCTCCATCTAGCATTACAATGACCTTAGATGGTCTCTTCTTCATAATCTTAGTCATCTGAGTCTTAGACATAGTGGATCCTAGTATTGCTACAGCATCCGTACCCACACGCATGGCGTCAAATGGGCCTTCGGTTATTACGACTTGACCTCCTGATTGTATAGAATCTAAGTTGAACACTACATCAGACTTACCTAGGAGGTTGGGATCCTTCTCTTTTGATGGATTTATGGTCTTGCGTATACCGATGGCCTTTAGTTGCCTCTCGACTTCCGGTGTAAGCCTACTGCCCTTCCACATATATATTCTGTTTGTGAAATAGACTACTTCACCTTTTTCCACCACGGGGATGATTAACCTATCCTTATAATAACCCTCTGAACAAAAGCCCAGTCTATAGTAGGCTACCTCGTCCTCTTCTAACCCTCTATTGAGGACGTAGTCATAGGCGAGAAGCTCTGCTTTACCAATTGTTCTACCACTCAGAGCTTCCCTCACATTCAAGTCTCTATACTCTTTTGGCAACTCTACCCTTGTCTTTTCCGCGGGAGTACTGAAGATGGCCTTAAGTACAATTGATTGTAGGTCTTCTCCAGTAGCTACCGTAGTATTTTCGATGTAGATACCCATTTCCTTGGGATCTACATTCCACACCTTCTTAAAGAATGACTTTAACCCACCCTTAGCACCACACCTCTGGCAATAATACATCTGCTTGCCTAGGTGGACATAACACTTGAACTCTGTGTCTCTACTTCTTGTAGAGCCGTTATCTTTTAGGGAGCCCTCACAAAAGGGACAACAAATCTTTATTTGATTGGGATCGTAGGAGTTACCTGCTTCCACATCAAACTTAGACTCAAAAAAGGAATAAAGACTAGACAAAGATTTTGATGAACTCTAAGAGCTCTTTTTCTTTATTCTCTTCTTTTACAAAGTAGTTAGCATATTCTCTTGCCCACTCCACCTTCTCGGACACATGATCTGTATCAATAGAGGTACCATAAAGCTTCTTACATCGCTCTTCTCTAAGGGCTTTGGGTAGATCGAGGTACACAAGGATCACCTTTTCAAACTTCCCCTTGAAGTACTCATACTCCTCTTTAAATCTACAGTCGTCAATAATAAAGAACTTTGAATGACTTTCAACAATCTGACGGTAGGTCTCTACGTAAAACCAGGAGTAGTCTATTGCCTTGATTGCTTCTGATATTTGTTGCAGCAACCATCTACCTGATACTAGCCCCCATCCACCATCCATACTCTTTCTATACACTGGGTATGAGCCGTCTTTGCTGAAGGTAGCCTTCTTTGCATAATGGTTTCCTACTATGGATTTTAAGGAGCATGCAAAGCTGAATATACCAGAGCCTCTAATCCCTGCTTTGAGTGTTTTAGCGTAATAGCTTTTGCCACTGCACATTCCACCCACCAGCATGACACCAATCTTCTTACTTTTTGTTGCCATCAGCTTCCTCCTCTATCGGGGCATTAAATAATTCTTTGATGCGCTTCTTATCTTTTTCTACATCTGAGAATTGCTTTCCAGTCGTGTGCATTGTCATAGTGTCATAATTGACATCAATCTCATGTGCCACTTGAGATACCCCGTGACGGTACTTGGCTATGTAGAGTCTGCTTCTACCTGTACTACCATCTGGAGATTTTTCTAAGCTCTGCAAACTAACAACTAGATCCGCAGTAAAAGCTTTATTTTTGCTCTCACTAGCATCCTGCATCTCGATGTTGCGCTTTTCTTTGGCTGCAGTATAGGCACTGGCATTAGCTTGAGTAGCTGTCCACACTGGAATCTGAAGAGTACCTGCAAGAGAGAAGAGATCTTCAAAGGCTTTAGCCTGTCTCAAACGCTCATCCTTTTGGGGATCAACGGGATTCATAAGATCAGCATAATCTACAAAGAGGATGTCTGGTTCAAAATTATATGTAACTCTTAACATATCTATGTACGCAATAATGTCATTAGTTGTGATTGACTTGGAGGGGAAGTGCTGGATATGGATGTTACCACCAAGGAGCTTAACTGCCTTCATCTTGGATGTCAGGTTCTCTCCCTTATGCTTTAATTCCTTTTTCCTTGTTTCCACGAACATGCTGTCTAAACGGGTCTCAATCTGCTCAATACTCATTTCGAGAGTTATATACAGCACCTTAAACCTGTTAAGTAGTGCGTTCCTGGCCAGGTTCCCTAACATCAGTGATTTACCAGCGCTAGACGGAGCTAGAATAAAAGCTAACTCCTGTGCATGCATCCCACCATCCTCTAGATACTTATCTAAATCAGCAAAGCCTGTTGGTACAACACTTCTAGGTGGCATGCTTCTCTTTAACGTACGTGCGTCTGCACCATCCAAATAAAATGATCCTATATTCTTTTTGCTTACGCCCACTCTTGCAGCCTCCTGTATTACTGATGTTATCTTCTCATACTCATGATCCTTAAGAAGTTCCACACTCTTAAGAATAGCGTTCTCTAGAGCTCTATGCTTACCAAATCCAATAATCTGATCAAGGATGTAATCTTTACCCTTTAGAGAGAATGCATAAAGCTCCTTGGTGATGTCCATATATAGCTCTTGCTCAGCTCTGTAGATATCTCTGTTTGTGAATGTCCTTACCAGCTCAATAAGAATATCCTCAGAAGGAGGCACTCCATATTTGGTTACGAACTCAGTTATAATTCTACACAGATTCTGAAAGATAGGATTAGTAAAGAAAGATGAGTGTAGAGTATCATAATGATCTCTGACAAGATTATCCTCTTGCACCATGAGTGCTAGAATCTTCCATTGAAACTCTTCATCAAATTCATATTGTTTTACTTGCATGGTGCCTCACTAATCATATAATTGACCTCCTCTAGATCGTTCTGTAATCCTATCAAAAATCCCGACGGATTTAATAAATACATATCTCGTTCAGTATCAATGCGCTGATCAATGTAGCTTTCCATGATCTTTCGGTACTCAACGAGCTTATCATACTCTACCTGATCATAGAACAGCCTATTATGAAGTAGCTTGATATCTTTACGCCTGTGTAAATCCAAAAAGTAACTTTCGAACAGCTTTGGTTGCTCTGCTAGAGCTATAAATAAGGTTAAATCTGACAATATGAAGGTATTGGTGAAGAAGCCTAGGAAGTCTAGCATTATATCAGTGTCAGCCATCGCTTTATTCGATATCTTAAGCTTTTTAAGTGTTATAAGGTCTCTACCTATCACCTTGAGTGTAACATGGAAACTAGACGAGAATTTAGTAGAGTTGGCTCCTCCGTTTTCTCTTTTTGTGAGATCTACTCCACTAATGTAAAGGCCTTCATAAGCCTTTGCGTTAATTAGAAAAGGATAGGCATGTTTGAAGATACTCGGCTCAAAGTTATGTACAACCACCTGCCAATATTCCTTAACATTTATACCCTCCTCTTTTAGCCACTTATATGATAAGTATAGCTTGTTCCAAGACTTCATTTCTCTGAGGTTCTTCTTCAAAAACCCATAGACATTGACCCTAAATCTTCTCTGAATCAGATCTCTATAAAAGAGTATCATCTGCTTAACACCCTCATGCTCCTCCATAGAGCATGGCATTAACTTATAGGTTACTCCTAAATTCTTTTTTGGCATACCTGATTCTATAAATTATTAAAAGCTTACTTTAATAAGAAGATGTGTTGTCAGCTGGATCGAAGTCACTGTCATACTCATCCTCATCTTCGAAGTCTTCACCGTAAAGGTCTTTGTCTTTATCTGCAGCCAGATTCAAGCCCTGAGCTATCAGCTCGTTAAGGGTGTCCATAGTCTCTGGATGCTCTTTCCCTATTTTTGTAAGGGCTGCTTCCGCGTCCGAGCCCTGCCAGGGTTCATATTCCGTTTGACCCGTGTCTAAGCTTGTATGATAGTCAACGAGTCTCTGGACCTGTGCTTCAGTCATTCCAGTACCCTGAAGAAGTGTCTTAATCTTAGGCAGATACTTTTGAAAGTGCTCTAGGGCCTTCTTATTTCTAGTGTCCCTGCCGCTTGCTCCCTCGTACATAGAGTTGGACACCTCTATATTCCTGTCACCAACACCCTCGGCGGAATTTATGTCACTGAGTTGCTTAAAGGATACGTAGCGGTCGTATGTTGTTACTAGATCTTCGAAGTAACTAATAGGCTTCTTATCGAGATTTTCTATAGCTACCTTAGCCTTGGCTATGTACCCGTTTAGCTTCTCTTTAGCTGCTGCTTTTACTTCGGGGTCGTAGTTAGTGCCTATATCTGTGAAGGCGTTATCAAGCGTTCTCGTGTGTTTAGCTATGGTTCCATGGAACCTATCTATCATAGACTGCTTGAGACCCTCAGCCTTCGCCTTCATAGGTAGCTTCGTAACATCCCCGACGTTTTTCGCCTGAAGCTCTTGAAGTACCTTCATATAGCGTATAGTGTTGTGCATATCGTCTCCAGTGAACTCGGACATACCAAATTTCCCTGCGATAACTTCCTTACACCAACCAGCTAGCGCGTGCGTCTGCGTATTATTGAGATGGTCAATGATGCCTTTAGCGCGTCTAGTCATGACCCTATTACTAATACCAGCTGCTGGAGCTCCTGTACCCTCTACAGTTTCTCCTGTCTCCTCATCTACATAGCCCTCAGACTCCCTCTGTGAAGCCAATCTAACTAGTTGAGTTTTTGAAGAGTCTGTGCAGAAATCCTGTAAGTATCCAGTAAGCTCATTCTTGGCAAAGTCTGATAGATAGAAAATCTTTTTAAGCCTGTTCTCTAGTTTAGGAATTATTCCCTGAATCTTCACTGTCTTTGTTTCTCCGGTCTCTGGGTCGGTAGTAGTTCTCTCTCCACCGCTTATCTCGGGCTGAGCCAGGAAGAGTGCATCTATTTCTTTTACGGACATCCCCGGGGATCCATATTCCTTCTTCCACAAGCTCTCTTTTAAATTCTTCTTATAAGCTGCAGTTGCCTGAACCTCCTTTTGCTTCTCGGCATGCTTCTCAGGATGTGTTAGATGGTGTTTGATACTACTCATAGGAACCAGATATTTTCCATTTCTGTTTCCGCTGTGTACAGCTACTACTGCCATATTTGGATCGTCTTCAGATTGACCCATAAATATGCCCTCAGTACTCTTTGCCTTGCCCGCAGGATTCTTAAAGTTGCCATCTTCGCCTTTTTCCGCTTTAGTATAATGTGCCGCTTTGGTCTGGTCATATTTTATAATATCTCCAGGAAGTATCTGTATCCCTCTACGGTCAGCAGGAACATCTTCGTGCTCCCTCATAACTGGACGGATTTCTCCTGTCTCAGTATCTACAAACCAGGTAGCAGTAGCATCTGGATCCATGCCATACTCAAGCTTCTTTGCTTTTAAAGTTGCAGGAGATATCTTAGGAGGAGGCTCTTCGGCTCTCTGAGTACTAGCCAATAACTTATTCTCTTCATATTTTGCTGGGTTCTGCTTCTGTTCCTCTTGAAGCTTTTGTATGCGGCGCATATTTGACTTATAGTTCTTACTTCTTTGGAACTTGTCAAGCTCAGGACCCTTTTCTCTCTCCATACGCTGTAAGTCCTCAGGATAGATATAATCCCATTCACCACTAGCGTTCATCTCTTTATAGACGTATCTGTGAACTAGAGGACCCGAATCCTTCTTTTGCCCCTCATACTTCTTAAGTAGTGCTGGAAAGTACTTCGTTACTCGTTTAAAATATAGTGCTGGTACTAACATCTCTTTTTAATTATGCTTTCATGCTGCATTACTTTTTACAGTCTCTAAGGGCTTCGTCGCTTCTAACAACATAAACATCAGGGTAATTGCGTCAAAAGTATCTAACTTAATGAACTTAGCGTCCGGAGTAGCATACTTAAAACTGATGACTTGCCCTACTAAATACGTTAAGTACGAGTATACATCGTCTTTGGTTTGAATGTCAACTCCTAATTCTCTGAGAAGTCCTTCCCTATTCAAAATACTTTGAGCTAGGTCCAATAATACGAATGCAGTATGTCTCAAGTACTCACTGAGACTTCGAAAATGGTGAGGAGGGGGTAGATTAGGCATAAAGGTCCCCATATGCTCTGGGCGCAGAGGATATAAAAATGCAAAAGTACTCTCTAGCATACGGATTACAAAAAGGTCGTCCTCTTTGGGAATAAATGCCAACCCCTCTTTGATAAGGTCATCTCTAAACTTTAGCAAAACATCCCTGTATATCATTTTCTTGAAGTCACAGAATGATTCATCAAGAGGACCCTCAACAGACTCCTGCAACCCGCATAGGTTACAACCTGGAACATCACATGTGGCACATTCAGACTTAACTCGAAACTCCGCTTCAGGATGACTCGCAGCGTAGTTACAAACATATTCGGTGGGGTCTCCTGGTAAAAAACTAACGGCGTTACCTTGAGTAACTGAGCAGCCTTTTTCTGAGTCATTATAAAATATGCGAGGGTCAAAGCTATAAAATACATACTCCCCCAAATCATCTGCGCGGTACCATTCCAAAATCTGCTCAGCGCATCTTTCATGATCCTGTTTAATGGCCTCTACCACTTCTGGAGAATAAGAGAAAGCCTCAGATAGGAAGTTCGCTGCAAAAGATATACCAATCTGATGGGAGAGCTGTAGCAGGTTGTATAGTGTCCCTGGAACATAGCTTTCTGGAGTTATTGTAGACCGTATAGTAGCCTTTAACCCAGAATCTATATACTTTAACATGTTTTGTTCCGTAGCCGTTCTAAGTGCTAGGTTTCCTCGATCTCGTGCTGAATTTGAGTCTCCATCGTAAGATATTTGTATGTTGTAGGAGGTGTAGCCGGAGCTTTTTAACATTTCATCAATTATATCTTGGGACCAGAGTAGTCCATTAGTAAACATAACAACACCTAAAAAAGTCTTTCTTATAGAAGTGGTCTCATTAATGTAGTGTATAATTTCTACTGTTAGCTCTGGAACAAGAGTAGGCTCCCCGCCAAATAGCCACAAACTGAGAGGAGTCTTTCCGTCATTATGAGAAAGAAGCTCATCGATAATGTCTTTGGCTTCCTCAAAAGACATGGCTTTCGCGTTCCTCACTCTCTCGAAGCAGTAAGTGCAAGAAAGGTTGCATTGATTCGTTAGGTTGAGCGTGGCCCAAGTGTACATAAATTTCCCTTTTAGAATGTTAGGTTATTTCCTGAACTCTGTCTGCCACCCCAGGTACTGGCGTTGTTCATTGTGTCGATGGCATTTCTTAGTTCTTGTATAGCACCTGCTGATACGGGCTTTGATGCTCCTACTCGCTTAGGATTCACATCACTCTCCGGATCAGAGCCAGTCCAAGCAAATGCTCCTGGCTGCCCAAAATAAGAGTATCTTCGATCTCTATCCTGTGGATTACACCAATTCCAGCAACAATAACCACTGCTACAGTTGCCTTGATCGTAGCAATGAGGACCATTACAGTCACAGACGTTGTAAGTAGTACGTAGCGCGTTTACTGCATATCTCAGCTCATTTATATGGGAGGCGCTTACAATATTTCCAGCCACTGCAGAAGCCATTACACCATCCCAAGAGGGAGCAACTGGGCAGGCTACATCTTTGCCGTGGTAGTAGCCATAGATTCCCTCTACAGCTGATCTGACCTCATTAAGATCTGCAGCTTTAGCTATACTTGTCGTAGCAACAGGCGAGGGGTTATTCCCATTTGCACTATTTCGACTGCAGGGAGTATTGGTGTTTGTCCAACTAAATGTCATATTACGACTCCTTGGTTGTAGTGGTCTAGGTCTTTAAGACTATAACGCTACCCTTGTTATAGGAAGTTTGAGCTATAGCTAGAACTGGTTGGGTCTCTTTCGTCTTCTTAACAAACTCAAAGCCTACTGCAGTAATCTCATCCCCAGTCTCAATAGAAGGATCATCAACGCACATAGACACGGTACCTGCAAGTCCCACTAGTGCTGTGTTAGGTAATCCTTTAAGGTCTTCTCCCATGTACACACCAGAGTTTATAGTTATAATTCCAGCAAAGTTCTTTCCGTTGTACCTACCTACTTTTCGATATCCTATGATAGACACAGGAGTACCATTAGGTAAGTTCTCATCGCAGTAAAAGTACTCTCCCAAGTCTGCGTAGTATGCTCCAATAGCGTAGCTCCAAAGCTTCTTTGCATGCATGGTACCTACTACGTGTAGGTTCCCATAAGTGGCTTGCTGGTCTTGTGGGTAGGTCCAAACAGCTCCTGTGTATGTTGGAGATGCGTTTGTTCCTGTGATCCCACCCATGTAAAATATCTGGTTCGAAAAAGCCGTTAATGCAGACGCATACCCAGCTCCTGCGAGACCTGTGACAGATACCGATTCTACAACCCAATTTGTTCCATCTACTGTACTATACAGGTCAGACAGGTATGTAGTGCCATTAAAACCACCAAACAGGTACATCTTCCCATTATATATAAATAAGGACATGCCGGATCTGCCTCCAAATAGAGACCCTCCTGTTACAACCGGAGTTACCTGAGTCCAGCTAGTTTCTGGAGAGCTTGACCACCATATTTGGTTGTCATAGGCGCTGCTTCCAGTCTGTCCTCCGATTACCCATACCTTGCCTTGAAATACTATGCAGCCAAGTCCTTTTCTACCTGCCCACATAGCTGCTGGGGTAACGGTAGTAAAAGCTGCTGGGTATGAGGAGTTATAAGAGATAGAATTAAGATAGCTCCCACCAGAACCTTCTCCACCAATAACATATAGCTTACCATTGAATACTACTGAGCCGTGGTAGCCTCTGGCTACAGTCATGCCAGACCCACCTAAGTTATCTGTGAAGCTAGCCGTGCCCCCAACAGATATAGCTATGTTATTTCTAACATCTCCACCTGAGGTATGTCCACCAGTAACCCAAAGATCATTACCAAATTGAACCATCTTATGCCCATAGAGACCCGCGCAAGACGGTCCTGCTGCCCAAGTAACTCCATCATAGGACACCTTTGTTGTAGCAAGAGCAGTATAGGTAGCGTCTGTACGGCCACCTCCTATAATAAGTCTAGCGTTAAGAGAGTCATAACATAAAGCTGCATCAAATCTAGCTTCAGGAAGATTGCTTGTGTTACCCCAAGTGCTGGTACCACTTAAATCAAAGGGGTAATTCAATGTTGAGCGCTGCTCACGTTTGCCTATTACTTGCATTTATTACTCCTATACCTTAATTATTGTGTAAATAAGGGTCTTAGTGTTATCCGTTACCCATACTCTGATTGTATTACCATTAGCGTCAGTTGTTTCTATGTCGTGAACTTCTACTACCTTATTTGTTGCACTATCCACAAAAGAGGGAATGAAGGCATTTCGCTTAGAGGGAGATGACCCATAAATCCCTGTGATATCCTGATAAAAATAAGTTCCTAATGGAAGCCAGTTACCACCTGCAGATAATGTTCCTGTATAAGAGTGGAAATTATTGGCAGTTAGATCTTTTGCAGCAGAGATGGCGTTTGCCGAGAGATCCCCAGCTACAATTACGTCTCCCGTTAATAGGGTAGCAGAACCGCTGCTAGCAGTATACATACCATTATACATACTACCTATTTTAAAAGCTACACAGTCATCTACCTGAAAGTACCCAGCTCCTGTAGTTTGTAATGCCTCTATGTAAAAGAATATATAATCGGTGGGAACGATCCCAGCATCTACTGGGATACTAGCGCGACAAGTAACCGTGGTAAAACCGCTGCTGTTAGCATCATATTTAATACTATCACTGGAATGTATATCTAGTTTAACTGCACCTGCATCGCTATTACTGGAGTTACTGGTGATTACCATACGGAGCCTTCCCACAGGAAGCACTACAGTTGAATTCATCCAAGCGCTAAACAAGATACAGTCTCCCACATGAATACCCACTTGAGAAAGGCTACCAGTTTGGAACATACAGTTCTGAGCGCTTGTAGTGACAATTTTTGCTGAGTTACTACCTATTCTAGGTGTCCCCTTAGTAATAGTAGCTCCTGCTACCGCTGTCCATCTATCCGGATTTGTTGAAGGCCATGTCTCAAAGCTGCTATTTGCAAGAAGGTTGGCTGTTTGAAGACCGCGCTCTCTAAACATGGATATCCAAGGGAATTTTTGGTTTATGAAAGTTATACCTGTGTTGGTGGCAATAACTAGACCCAGAGGAATAAAGTCACCGGCAGTGAGGTATCCTAGAGGAGTTGAAGGACTGATAGAAGCTCCACCATCTACAGGTATGACTCCCTCTTGTACCACTAATTGGAAAGTTGAGAAGTATCTTGCAGTCTCTGGAGCTACAGTAGGCATTCCTGTTGAGTCTACGCCTTGAACATTCTTTTTTACTTCATATGTTTTCTTCTTAATACCTATAACATCATATCGGGGACTATTAGCGAGAGTGGGGAGTAGTGCTTGACCTCTATGCACATAAAACAGAACTCCGTCAGCTGGTATACCAGGTAACGCCTCTATCTCTACATGCTGATTGTCTATGTAATATACGATCTGTCTCTTTTTCCCTGCGTAAGTCCCTGTACGAATGGTTACCCATTTGCCAATGTCTCCCGGAAGGAAAGTAGAAGCGCTGGCTTTGAGTATTGTTGTTGAACCCCCACTAGCTACCGTGTAGTTCTGATTGGGAATGGCATCCCAAGTAGCCGTTACATCTGGTGTGTAGTCTACATATAGATCATAGTTAGCACCTGCAGTTAGACCGGACATGTTAATTTGATTTGCCACGAACGGAGTAACACTTATATAAGGAGTGCGATAATCCTGATCATTACCAAAATCTGAAGCCAAATATACTGCTGGATTATCTACCGTCACTGTTCCGTAAACAGGATCAGACATCCCTGCAGGGTACGTAGATAGTCCTACTAGGGAGTGAAATGCAAATACTTTCGTATTGTCGTAAGACTGCATAGGCACATCATATAGGGGACCTACGTGTATTGTGCTACTGTTATGATCCACACTGGATAGGTATCCCACGTTGCTTATATTTTTTATGGGTTGACTAAATACACTCCCATCCACGCAGTGCATGAATGAGCCAAATCCAAAGGATACGGAACTTGAAGTAGCCACACGGAAGTCAAGACCTTCTCGAATAGAGGAGAAGTTTTGTAGAGAGTAAGCAGATCTAGAGAAGTGATTATTTACATCAAATGTATCTGTGTTCTTATCACTAAAAAAATACTTGCGTCTAAGACTATAAACATTACCACTATTGTTAAAGTGGTTACTATCAATTGGCCAATTTTTCGTCATTAAATATCCTCTTTCCTAATTATCATCCTATATTCTAAATAGTCTGTATTTCAAACGATGTTCCTGCCATATGGTACTTTCGAAGTATCTCGGATACTATGCTTAGGGTGTTGGCTGTAGTAGCTGGAGATCCTATAGCAATAGGTCTGAGCCTTACTATGAAACTAAAGCTGTCAAGACCAATACCACCAAAAGTGTCTCCAAAGAGTGGAGAATAAGTCAAGACACCATCCTCCACAAAACCAACAGGTGTTCCTGGAATATACCCCGCTATTGCATAAGGATCGAAATCAAGACTGACTCCATCAGCTGTAGGAGGTCCCCCCAAAACAGAGGCATCAAAAACAAACCTAGTGTAATCTTTGGATCCATCAATTACTTGAACAGGTACTCCTACTACTGAATAAGGGGTCAAAGCCTTAATAATGCCTTGAGGAGTGCACTTCTCTATTAGGATCCCTTTAACAATACGTGCAGCATAAATCTGATCCGGCTCGAAACGCTGCCTATTCATTCCAAAGAGAAATCCCCAGTTGTCAACGTACTCTCCGGTGCTTGTTAATATATTTAATTGGGGCAGCGCCTCATTACCTAAATCAAGGTAGAAGTCTCTTATGTGTATAGCTAGGATATAAAATATTTTGTACAAAGTAGAGTCTGATGAAGTCTTAAAGATACTGGTGTCTAGGCCTCGCATCAACCTCTCAGGAGAAGGTTCCCCATTCTTTATACTAGAAGGGGTTATGTATGTACTTATACAGTTTGCATCTAAAAATATGTCAGAAGAGCCGAGAGAGGCTGCTGCTATCCTATAAGTATACACTGTGTCATTGGTAAGATTATTAAACTTATATAAGAGGAAGTTTGCACCAGCACCACCTAAGTTTATAGACTTAAGGACTTCTTTACTGCCCAGAGGAATCCATCCCGAGTTGCCTCCTACGGCATCATACCTATTATAAAAATAGTTTGTTACGTTGTCAGAGTCTAAAGGCTCTCCCCAAACTAGAGTAGCTTCGCCTTCCCCTGCAAACCCCAGAATATTCTTAATTTCATATGCTATAGACATGAGCCTACCAAGAGGTAACTCCAATAGTACCAGGTCTAAATATCTCCGCAATTGTACCGTTTGTAATTGGGATGATATCCTCAATTAGCCTAGGAGTGAGTGGGTCACCTGGATTTAACCAAGCATCGGTCTGCCTCTTAAAGGATATGTCTGCCTCAATAATGGCCTCGGGACGCATACCCTTTACTATATAGTCTAAATTAGTGAGGTACACGGTAGAGTAGTCCCCATTATCTAAGTAACTATACTTGCTCAAGTGATCACTTAAAGCCGATCCGACTTGGGCTATAATGATGTCTTTATTGAACCCATTTTTAAGCCTTAACTTACACTCCACATCTATAAGAACTTTAGTGGGACTATCCACGTTTATAATAATTCCTGCACCCCTATATGGCTCAATAGCTGCCAAAACATCTGCCTTCATAGCATCGCTTGCAAACCCAGTACTATCGGCGATGTATATTTTAATAAACCCGGGAATGGGGGAGTTCTCTTGGATAAACGCTGAGAATACTTTAAACTGTGTTGTTCTGTAAAATATCGCGTAGTTAAGTGCATCAAGAGTCCCACGGGATAATCCTCCAATAAATAAGGAAAATCGGCTCTTTCTAGCACTATCCGACTCCACTCCTGCCCCACTAGAAAAAGACTCATAGTTATACTGTGAAGCAACTCCTGTAATAGGTGACTTCATACTTGTAATAGTACCTGCTCCGACATTACCAACTTCCCCCGTCTGTGTGCATATAATTTGAACCTCCGCACTAAGAGGTGTATATGTAAATGTAAAGTATGTGCTGTCATCTACGAGAATCGTATTGGTAAACACGATATAGTTCTGTGTGGAGCTGGTAGTGTCTATAGTGTAGTCAGTTCCTTCAAGTAGCTCTTGGAATAATCCCGCAGAGTGAGCGAACATGGTAGTAGCTACTCCTGTGTTTACACGTCTCTGCGCTGGAGCATACGCCGTAGTACCTGCGTGGAATAATATCTGCTCTGTTACACCTGTGCCTCTGTATAAGAATGTGGAGGCCATAGACTTAAACAGAACCTCTGGATTATTCTCAGACCCCTGAGTGTTAAATGTTGTACCTGCTGGAATAGATATGTCTGATCCAGAGCTTGTTGCAATCAGTGTAACAAACCCTGTCGCCTCTTTCGCAGGCTCTCTTGGAAAGTCGAATGCACTATACACACCCTCTGACTGTGCTTCCGTAAGAGAGTTGTAAGTCCTCCAATAAATTTCATCTAACTCCATCGCAACAGACTCTAAAAGAGTCCTTACTACGCTACCTACAAAAAAGTCTGATATATTGGGAGCAGCATTATGCATCCAGTTAATCATACTGTAGGATATCTGCTCAAAGTTCTTAATAGTAAAAGCCATCTATTCCTCCTAGGGATTTATTGAAAACGCTATATTCTGGATATCATCACTACCTATGATTGTAGCGTATATGCGGATGTCTAAGGTTCTGTTCGCAAAAGTTAGCCGCACATCATCTATTCTTGCTACTCTCTCTTCTGCACGAAGCGTTCTAATAATTTCTTTTTTAATTATCATAAGATTAATTGCATTCCCTAAGCTCCCTATAAATCTGTGTACAAGGGATCCATACTCTGGGTGATGCGTTAGGGATCCAACGTTACTAGATAGCCTTATCCGAAGAGCTTGCTCTATATTGGATAAACCTTCTACCACTCGAATATCCCCCGTTACATCTATCGCAATATCTCCATCAGGGTCTAAAAAGATATCTTGCTTAAGCCTACGAATGTACACATCTGCCTCAAGCTCTGATGGTGGTGTATTAGTCGTAGCACTCATAGCGGGAATATAAAGAATATTCCCTAATGCTGCAACCTTTAAAATAACACCATTGGAGATAGCATCTGCGTTACTTACGCTGGCGACATACTCCATAAAGGAGGGCATTTTTTGTATTGTGCCGTTATCACTCTCTGGTGTGATCAAATCACCACCTGCAGAATTGAGAGTGATGGTACTACCATCTAAACTTACACTTGCACACAAGTATACTCCATCGTTGCCTAGGGTTTCTGCTAACCTAAAGCTACTACCTGCTGTAATTCCATGTTTATTTGATGTAAGATACACCTTTTTATGCGTTGCGTCAATAGAAGCAACCTTTATTTGTGGCGTGTAGAAGTTGATTGTATTTATGGAGTCAGGAGGTACGTTTCCAACATTTCCCGATTCCATCGCACGCACAGGCAGAGTATTCGTAGTACCTCCTACTACATCCTCTGTAACTTGATAGTATCTAATGTCCGTCTGGGTGTTTTGCGAGTAGGTTGTTGAGAGGATCATTCCTTGATTGAATGTTGTTGGAGGTGTCCCTATTATTGAAACGTCTATCTCTCCCACTGCCCTTATATATGTAGGGTACAAAGTTACAGGCTCGCTATTTATAATAGAACTAACCTTACTTATAGGGGTAGAGAGAGCTACAATGGTGGATGCTGGGGTTTCCCCAAATATACCATAACTTGTGCATACAATAGGTAATTCTATCAGAGGTAACCAGCTAACGAAAGTCACACTAGCTTTTGTCTGTAGCTCGTAGGTCTTAGTACCCCCATCTGAGCTAGCAGTAAACATGGTGTTGCTGGGAATCACTATGTCGTCAAGAGGATTTTCCGTAAGATATGTGGGATCTCTATATACTGTAACATACCCCCTAGCTCTTGCACTAGTATCCTCTACCGCTATATATGGGTAGTCCAGCTGGTTAAACTGAGCTATTCGTGACCAGGTCGCAGGATCTCCATAAACCTCTTTTGCTATACTTGGGAGTGTATCCCCCGCTTTAACGATATATCTTGAAACTGTCGCTAGCATTATATTTCCAATCCTAACGTAGTAGAGCATCCACTCTGAGAACTTATAGCCTGATTAAACTTATTCTCTAGAGACTGTGTAAAGAGCTCTGGATACTTGATCAGGGACATTACACAAGTCTGGAGCTGCCGCGCTGTACGTATAATTCCAAAAGTGGCTCCCATCTCGTTCTTTGCGACAGAGGCCCCCGTGTTTATTGCGGCGGTCATTCCAGAGATAGCTCCTCCTAGCCCACCTACGAAGTCTTTCACGCCATTTGTAGTCCATTTCTGCTTACTCTTTGGACTCTCTGCGTTAAACTCAGAAAGATTTAGGCCTTGCAAGCTAGTTTTGCTTTTCTCGTAAGTGAGTACATTTAACTGACCACGACTCAACACCTTTTTATTTATTGGGTCGTTCGCAGAAGCTGCATTACGTGGCATAGTATAAACAAGTACCTTTAAGCTCTCCGAAGATACCTGCTCAGTTGTCACTTTTCCACCTTCAGTCAAGTTACCCACTCCTATAGTAGCACTCTTCTTTGTTTTATCAATTGCGGTACCCAGGCTAGGTACCTCAGACAGCTTACTTGTCAACTCAGGACTTCTAAGGCTGTCAGGATAGGTCATAATGCCTTTCATAATGCCATCCATCGCAGAAGCAATTAAGCTTCTTCGAGCCTCTCCATCATATATCTTGGAGGCTAGGGGATCGTATGTTCTACCTGCGTACCGGTAGGTAGCATAGTCTCCTAATACTACAAACGATATATCATAGTAATAGAGTAGAGGCTGACTCTTAGACTTTTTAATTACGAAGTTTGTTGGGTGTACTATAAGAGTCTTATCATCTATACCTATGGAAAGGACTAGCACAATAGCTCTAGGATCATCTACACTAGGAACGGCATCTCGTCGCTCCCTTCTAATATCATTGTATTTCTGGTATATCATTAGAAGCTGCTCAAAGTTTTCCTTACCATCTTGCTGCTTTCCATTTAAAGACATCCTCTTATACCCTGTGGTACCTGATAACTTTATCTCGTTAGCTCCTAATCCAAAATCCTCCACCCAAAAGCCCCCTCGAGTTTGAGTGACTGACGATTTCGATGGAATAGACATGATCTGATCATCAGGAGATCCTCTAAAAAAGTAAACCACATCTGGGTCTGTTAGCTTGTTTAGAAAATCTACTATCTGTAGGGACATCTTATTTAGTCCCAGAGATCCTAGGGTTGACATCGAGGATAGATAGAATTCGCTCTGGCTGTCGATTTTTTGTTGGATGTCTGCGCTAACCACGATATCTCTCCTTTAAGGTCTGTTTAATTATCATCCAGCACACGCCTAACTAACAGTTAATGTAGCAACAGCTGGTACTAGAGGAGTTCCAGGTATAAAGTACGCTATTAAAGTAGTACGGGACTTCACGAAGCCTGTTATGATACTGCTGATAGCACTGACCTTTTGACTAAGATATGTGTCGAGGTTAGCATAGGGCGAATAGTCTGCTCCCAGCTCTGCTAAGAGTGCTCCAGCAACCCCCGCAGGAGCCGGTATAACTGCGTTTGACACACCGGTGCCAAAAACACCATCTAAAGGCACAAATGAAAAGGAGAATAGAATCGCTGCTGCATATGTAGTAAGGGCTAGGTCAAAGTTTGTTGCAAAGTAGGCAGCAGTAGTAGAGTTTTTGAACAGTGTTTTGAATAGTCCCTTAAGAGTACTGACACTACCTCCCAAGCAAGAGTTACCCACAGAGTCTGATGAAGTCTTTACGTAGTCGTCTATAACCTCTGCAAAGCGCTGCGCTATATCGTCGTAAAGCGCGTCTAAGTCTGAAGTCGACCCCAGACCCACATTGTGTTGGAAAAACTCCTTTAAGGATGCTTCTAAGGTACTTTGAGATACCGACA